TATTTTGGTAAACATTATCAAGGCAAACAAGACACTTCAAGAGAAAATTCAAGAGAATGCGAATTCCAATATTATTGACGACTGGCACACTGTTCTTCAGTATTATATTGCGACACAAGTAGATAATAATATTCCCGGTGTAGCTTCAGTCGCCCAGCGTTCCGGTCGTCCTTTAAAGTCCATTAAAGAGCGATTAAATGGAAAGGGCGGACGTGTAAGAGGCAATTTGATGGGTAAACGCGTTGACTTTTCAGCTCGTTCTGTTATTACTCCAGATCCAAATCTGTCCATTCGCGAACTAGGTATTCCTCTCAAAGTTGCTAAAAATATTACTAAACCCGTAACGGTCAATGCTATGAACAAGCAATTTCTACTAAAATTGGTAAGAAACGGGCCAGATGAATATCCTGGAGCGAAGATTCTAGAAAAGAAAAACGGAGAACAGATTACTCTCAGATACGCAGACAGAGAGAGTATTCAACTCGAATATGGTGATATTGTTCACCGACATATGATGGATGGAGATGGTATTCTGTTTAACAGACAACCCACCCTTCATAGAATGAGTATGATGTGTCATATAGCAGTTATCATGTATAAGGGTGATACCTTCCGCATGAACGTTGCTGACACCAAACCATACAATGCTGACTTCGATGGGGATAGACATATGTAAAAGCATTTTGTCCCCAACAGGGAGCGTTAAAAGCGTGCAACTCCCTAGTTATGTGATTCAAATAAAAAGAACTTAATAATAAAATATTCTAATATAATAATGGAACCATCAAAGTATTTAGGACTATCAAACAAAATATTAGACAACCCAACCGAAAGATATTGTGAAATATATAAAATCACAAATATCTCAAATGGTAAGATATATGTAGGACAGGCAGTTTCTCACATATTGAATCATAAGAGATATAGACCATATGGACATGAAGGAAGGTTTAGATGTCACATTTCAGAAGCCTTCACAACAAAAAAAAACCAATCACATTATTTAAACAACGCTATACGCAAGTATGGTGTCACAGATTTTATGGTTGAGTTAATTGAATGTTGCGAATTAGAAAAGGCAGATGAAAGAGAGATACATTACATTAAAGAGCTGAATAGTTTATTTCCTAATGGTTATAATCTAAAGAACGGCGGAAGTGTATTTACTCACAGTGATGAAAGCAAAAAGAGACTGTCTATTGGTGTGGTGAATTATTTCAAAGATAAAAAGGCAGAAAGGTTTAAAGATATAAAACAAATTGATGATGATATTGAAAAATACATCAAGCCTTTAAACAGAAGTAATGAACAATATGGTTGGTATGTCTATATAGATAGAATTAAAGCTGATTTTGGAGGAGTTCACATTCCATTAGAAAAAAGTAAAAAAGATGCAATAGAATTTATTAATAATTTAAAGAATCGCATAGCAACATGACCAAATTGCGGGAAACCTCCTTAGAGCCTTTACTACCACTCACTGTTGGAAACAACTGTGAGGAACTCGGTTAACTGCCGAACCCAATGGTAATAATGTAAAGGATTGGGCGATCCGCAGCCAAGCTCCTAATCTCGTTATGATAGAGAACGGAGAAGGTTCAACGACTAGACGGTTATGGGTCTTATATGATAGTTTAATCAACTTGATAAGGCTTAAGGTATAGTCTGCCCCTATTGGAAACTTTAGGGATTCATGGAAATGAATTTACACATGCCCCAAGACGAGGAGTCCGAGGCAGAATTGAAAAATTTGGCAGCAGTGCCGTATCAAATAATTAGTCCAGCAAATAACGCATCGATTATCGGTGTGTTCCAAGATTCATTGCTAGGATCATATAGGTTCACTAGACCAAATATAAAGTTTGACCAACGCGCAGCAATGAACTTGCTAATGGCATTTAACAAAGTAGACACATCTGTTCTTAAGAAAAATAAAGAGTTGACCAGTTTCGACATATTATCACAAATCATGCCACCAATTACTATTAAATTTGGTAATAAATGGTTTGAAGATAGTGGAGAAGAGTATAGTAAATCCAACCATGTTGTGGAAATCGTGGCTGGAAAATATGTCCGCGGACAATTAGAGAAGGGTGTTTTGAGCGGTGGAGGCAAAGGTCTTCTCCAACGAATTTGTAATTATTACGGAAACATGGCTTCCGCTGATTTCGTAGATAATTTACAAAACATAGTAACCGAATACATGAAGACTAGCGCATTCAGCGTCGGTATTAGCGATTTGATTGCTGACAAGGAAACAAATGAGAAAATTGCGCAGACTATTACTTCCAAGAAGAAGGAGGTGAAGAATTTAATTGACCAGACACATCTTGGTATTTTCGAGAATAAAACTGGCAAGTCAAATGAAGAGGAATTCGAAACACAAGTTACAAATATCTTGAATAATGCGACCAATGAGGCTGGTAAGATTGGACGCAAAAGTTTGGAGAAGAGCAATCGTTTTGTCATCATGGTCAATGCCGGTTCAAAGGGGGGTGATATCAACATTTCACAAATGATTTCTTGTTTGGGTCAACAAACCGTTGATGGAAAGCGTATTCCATATGGATTTGAAAACAGAACATTGCCTCACTATACCAAGTTCGATGATTCGCCAAAGGCGCGTGGTTTCGTAGAAAGTTCGTTTATTTCTGGACTTACACCAGACGAATTATTCTTCCACGCAATGGGTGGTCGTGTTGGTTTGATTGATACTGCTGTTAAAACATCTCAAACTGGATATATTCAACGCCGATTGATTAAAGGTTTGGAAGATCTAAAGGTCGAATACGATATGACTGTCAGAAACAACAAGCAACGAATTGTTCAGTTTCAATATGGCGACGATGGAATTGATACAGTTCGTGTAGAAAATCAGTTGCTTCCGCTTGTAGGAATGAGCTTGGAAGAAATTTATGCTCATTTCCATTTCCCAAGTGACAACGATAGCACAAGCGTATTCATGACGCCATATACCAAGGGCGCTGCTGGTCGTATGAAAAAGCAACAAGCTGATTTGACCGCAAAATCCAAGTTCTATATTGAGTATATGATTGAAATGCGCGAGAAGATTGTTAAAAATATCTTCAAGGATACTGACGGAAAAATGGTTTATATTCCAGTATCATTTCAACATATTATCAATAATATTCAAGGGTTACAGCACATCAATAAGAATTCGATGGTTGACATTACGCCATTCGAGGCATTCGCGCTAATTGAAAATACATTCCAAAATCTCGAGAAGATTGTGTATGCTCCTCCTACCGAGCTATTCAAAGTAATGTATTACTTTCACCTATCGCCAACTGAACTTCTAACAGTCAAGCGTTTCAACCGAAAGACATTGATTACTTTGTTGGAGATGATAACCACTGTATACAAGAATGCGATTGTAGCACCCGGTGAAATGGTTGGAATGATTGCTGCTCAATCTATTGGTGAACCGACCACACAGATGACTTTGAATACATTCCATCTTGCTGGTGTAGCATCCAAGTCAAATGTAACTCGTGGTGTGCCTAGAATTGAGGAGATTCTATCTCTATCTGAAAATCCTAAGAATCCATCTGTAACCATTTACATTCCAAAGGACCAAGAAGGTAGTAGAGAAAGTGCGCAAAAGCTTATTCCGTCAATTGAACATACACAGTTACATGAAATTGTTAGCTCAGTTGACATTTGTTTCGATCCAGATGATTTAAAAAGTCTTGTGGAGGAAGATGTAGATGTTTTAACACAATACTACGAATTTGAACGATTGGTAGATCAATGTGGAGGACATCAAGTCGTTGATTCCAAGGACAAGTCAAAATGGATTATTCGCATGGAATTGGATAAGGAATCTATGTTGGATAAGAATATTACAATGGATGACATAAATTTTGCGATTAGCAATAGTTTTAATGACGAAGTTCATTGTGTATACTCTGATTATAATTCGGACAAGTTAATCTTTAGACTTCGCCTTAAAAATATGATTTCCAACAAAAAGAAGGCCGGTAAAGTAAATCCACTTGATCAATCCGATGAAATTTACCTACTCAAAAACTTCCAAGATAATCTTCTCAATAACATTGTTCTAAGTGGTGTTAAAAACATTGTAAAGGTAAACTTGCGTAAGATCACTGACAATGTTGTTAAAGAAGACGGACGATACAACAAGAAGGAAAGTTGGGTTCTTGATACAGTAGGTACAAATTTGCTTGACATTTTGGCATTGGATTATATCGATGTAAATCGCACGATTAGTAATGACATTCAAGAAGTATATCGTACATTTGGTATTGAAGCTGCTAGAACTGCCATTTTCCAAGAACTTACAGAGGTGATTGAATTTGATAGCACATATATTAATTATCATCATCTCAGTATGCTTTGCGATAGAATGTGCTACAAGTCGAATATGATTTCCATCTTTAGACATGGTATTAATAACGATGATATCGGTCCTATTGCTAAGGCATCTTTTGAGGAGACGCCAGAGATGTTCTTGAAGGCGGCTAGACACGCAGAATTGGATCCCATGCGTGGTGTTTCAGCAAATGTAATGTGTGGTCAACAAGGATATTTTGGAACATCTGCGTTCCAAGTGTTGGCTGATATTAATGCGTTGATGGAACAAGAACCCGTAGACGATGATGATGATGAGGATGGTGAAAAGATCATTGATAGCGCATTCGTAGGTAAGGATGGTTCTGGTGATAAATGTAGTATTACTAACTTGACCATTGACAGCAATAGTCTAAACATTAAAGAAGTAGATTTGGGTAAAACAGATGATGACTATGACATTGAATTTTAAAAAAACAATAGCAAAATGAAATACAAAAACAATAGTAAATAAAAAAAGTAAAAATAATAGTAAATGACAAAACTCACGATTAAATAGTATAAGATAAATTTTTATTTAAACATAACTTGATATTTGTATATTAAGTTATGTGTCTATTTGAAAAAATATTTGAATATGAATGTAATAGACCGATTAACGGTGATTGGATAGAAAATATTTTTATTTTTACCAATAATTTTACCACCGGTTTATGTAAAAAGAAGAAACAATATAATTGGAAAAAATACTTAAAATATAAATATTTCATATTAAAAAACTTTCTATGCGCGAACAATTTTGATACTGTAAAGAAAGACCATTTACTGGATATATTTTCTACTACACAGAACAAATTATTAGCATTATATAAATTCAAAAATATTTGTGTATTCAAAACAAAAAAATACTTAGACGACCAGATGGATTTAAATTTTAATCCGCTAAGTGAAATGTCTTCTAGATATAAGATTGATATTATTCAAGATAAAATCAGACAACAGTTCTCTATATTTGATTTGACGCGTATTATAAATACATCATTATCGTACGAATATAATTTTTTTCCAGATCCAAACAAAATAAAAAATCCATGGAATAATAAGCCATTTTCTATCGCAAACCTATATAATATTTATTTTTTTATAAAGAATACCGCTAATATTAACATGTCTATTTTATTCTCTCGTTTTTATGAGAGTAATTTTTGTTTGAAGCACTTTGAATTGTATAATCAATTTATTATAAAGAATTATATTATTGAAAATTGTCACCTATTTGATGAAACTAAAAAGGCCATTTATATACGAGTTATGCTAGATTATTATAATAGCAAATATAAGAATTTTTCGATCAATATAGATACTCGTTTTCCAGTGAAACGGCTAGTAGAGGTCATGGATAAATATATTAAATTGTATTTACTGGCTATATATTCATATGAAGACGATTTGAGAATTAAATATAAATCAATTCTAATGAAACGATTGAGAACATTCAATAAAGAAAACCCATATTTTGGTAGACGAATTGTAAGCTTATCTATAAAAAAATTATATTATATGAGTCGATTATATTATGAAGAAAAAAATTTTATCTTTTTACCAGATAAAGTATATTTTCCAAAACCAGATATGATATTGTTAGACCAACAGTGTTATCTAGTTGACTATACTGAACATAATAATTATTCTATTTTCCCTATATTTGATTCTACTAGTCAACAATACAATCAAGAACAAAAAATTATAGAACTATTTCCTATAATAAAACGGTATACATTCAGTGAAACTCAACTTGATATTATAAAGAAAAAATATTATTCCTTTGTTTGTGAACAATTACAGAATGGTAATATTATACCCAATGTATTGAGCGATGATAATGATAATGATAATGATAATGATAATGATAATGATAATGATAATGATAATGATAATGATAATGATATTTCGGATAATGATAATGATATTTCGGATAATGATAGTAATAGTCATCATATGGTTGATAACGACCAACAGCTAGACCAATCATTTGATACTGAAGATACATATGATAGTGATGATACTGATGAAATTGATGAAACTGTTATTTATCCAATAATCGAACAAGCAGATATTTCTATTGATTCAGATAATCATCATGTAATGGATGATAATATTAGTATAACTAGTTTTGAAGATGATGGAGTTGGAGTTGGTGTACATGTTAATGATTATAGCGACAATCAGATTGATACTACTTCTACTCAAAATCAAAGTGAAGATATTTCTCAAAATCTCATTGAAATTATTAATACAAGTGGTGTAAATTTAACACATCAAGCAACTCATACTCTTATCTTACGAGTTGATTATTTCCAAAGTAATGATTCAATATATCAAGCAGATTATCAACATATAATACGTTCACTTCTACAATTGGTAGATGACGATACTTCAGATCAAAATATATAAGTTATAATAGTTATAATACATAATCAATATATTTATTTGTAATCAATCATATTTTTGATTACAAATTTATTACATTTAGTTAGCATATTATTTGAATAACGTTGTAAACTTATTCATTATCTGCTAGTTTAAGCTTTCTTGCCTTTATTTTTAATTTTGTTGGTTGTTTATCTTCTTTTAAAGGTATGGCTATGGCTTCTTCTTGCTTATCTTGACGAACTGGTAAATCTTCCGCATCATTTTCATCGATTATAGGTTCATCTGAAATCATAGTATATGTTTTTAATAAATCAACAATATTATTAGCTTGACTATTAATTTCATCTCGTATTTTTTGTTCTGGTAAATTTATAATATCTAACATACCATCTCCACCTTTATTTATAATCATTTTAAATTTGGGCAACCCTGGTTTATACTTGTTGACACCAGATGTTCGTATAATAAAAGTATATCCAGACTTAACATTCATGGATAAATATTCATTGTTATTCTCTCTATACAGTCTTGGTGCTATTAATGTTAATGGAATATCATACATAGATGAAATCACCATCAAATCAAAATTCATTATGTAATAATTTTCACTCATAATCATGTTTTCTATTGATAAGCGTCCAGCAGCCAATTCTTTTGATTCAGTAATATAACCATAATAATCAAACATGTTTACAATTTCTACCGGATAACTAGAAAACAACTCTTGATATTTTCGAATCAATTGTTGCTTTATGCCAATAATATCAGTAGGAGTAGATATAATATTGTTAATCATGGTCAAAGCAACATCAAATGTACAATTTGGAGTATTGAATGAAAAATTAACATCCTTGTAGCCGCCTCTAAACTTCATTTTTAACTTTGAAAATATTTCCTTTATTGATACTGGGCAATTATTGTATATTTTGAATGGTCGTTTTTCCGCTGGTGCGCGTTTTATATATTCGTCTAGCTTTTCTACTCTTGGTCCTTCTTTTGCTACCGTAGGTATCGGTGCTTCGGTGGCTACACGAGGCGCTTCTTTGGCTACATTTGGCTGTTCGATGGCTACACGAGGCGCTTCTTTTTCGATAGGTATCAAATATTCATTATCGTATTTTTGAGTTATACTTGGCTCAGTTGTATCATATGTATTAAATGAAATATATTTACTAGTAACAGCCGGTACTAAATCGTCAAAATAGTCATTTGTCATTAATGATTGTAACAAAATAATTTCGTCCATATTCAAATCATATTTTAAGTCGGTAAACGATAAAAACATTTTGGGTTTGAACATGAATTGTTTAATGCGATTATATCGTATCAATTCGTCTGCTATTTTACTGAAATAAATATCTTCGTTATCCAAATTACTCAACAAATTATTTTTTGGTACCAATAGCGTATCACCTGTTTTTAAATTATTCTCTATATGTTTTATATTTTCCGAAGTTACTGGTATAAAATTAACATCATTATGTAGCAATTTTTTAATTAATATTACCAGACGCTCCAACTGTAAGAAATACACCATTTGAACTGAATTAGCCACCGTCTCTATTTCGTCGCGCACATTTTTATTTAAATAGTTATTTAGCATTGTGCGCAACTTATTTCTAAACGCGTTATACAACTCAGTTTCCAATTTGATTTTTTTGACAAATTCCTCCCGAGTCTTGTCAATTTTCTTACTAGTTTGAGTTATTTTATCAACTTGGATAAAGTTTTCATCGTCAACCGAATGTTTAATACTCTGATCAGTGTCTTGTTCCGGCTCAATTAAAGGAATGAATTGATTTGTTTCGGTTAATAGTCCAACTATTAATTTATCTTCTAATATTTTTACAATCGGCTTACATAAAATTTCGCCCTTTGTTTCATCTGTCACCATTTTTAAAAACTGAATCGTTTCCTCAAAATTTTTTTGTTGACCTTCATTTTCTATATCTACTAATTCATACGATGATATTATACCAGATGGGAAACAAGGAATAAATCCGGATTGCTCTCGCTTCTCTATGTTTAAACCAATGACCTTATCATCATAATTCACAACCAGACTTTGAATGGTAAACTCGTATTTATTTAAGATTTCAACCGACTTTTCTAGGGTAATATTTCGCTTAAATTTGATCTCCTTATACTTATAAGCCTTTGGCAAACTAGATAGTGGTTTACACATGGTACTATATATGTCTTGAATAGTATTCGCCAGTTTTTTCATATTTGGTATTTTTGTCATTAAATTTGGAGTATACAACTTGGTCGTTACAATACTCATTATGTTTGTTTTAGATTGGTCTATTACAATATATATCGGCTCAAAGTATTCGTATTTTTGCATAATAATAGCCGTTTCTTTGGTAGGATCGTATTTCGACAATGAATAGTAATTTGTGGGACACATTATATTTATATTAGACGTATTGTCATCGCTTGGTAAATTAAGTATCACTAAATTTATACCAGTTGTAAATAGCCGTTCATTTGGTTCACAAATTAAATCCCATAAATAAGTATAGTCTACATTCGAGCTAGGAGATTTTAAATAATCGATAAAATTAAATAACGCAGTCGTTATTTTTTGTAATTGAATAGGATCTGACGATTTTAGCTTTGAATATATGATTGAATCCTTTATTTGTTCTATATTTACATTTTCTAATAATGGACTCTGAAATTCATTAATTAATGACCCATTTTGAAGTGATATAAAAGTATCCGCTGTTAACATGGGAACCAATTTTTCATTTATAAAATCGTCAATTTTGAGTATCTTATCATTATTTTTTTCCGAATAAATGTCCGCTATAGCCGCAATAAATGATTTATTTTTACTATTTTCGGTACCCTTTCTTAAATAACATGGCTGATTCTTCTTTAGGTTTTTATTTATAGCGCTAACTTGACACTTTTTATTGTCAGTATCTATAAACTTTTGAACAATAAACGGTAAGTATCCAAATCTATTTTCCTCTAATGGAAATCTGTCGGGGCCTTTAATATAGTCGTCTACTTCTTGTTTTTGCTCTACAACTGTCTTCGGATCCTTCCATATTTTAAAACAACATGGAACGCGTAATCCAGTTGGGTGTACATCTTTCTTTAAAAAACCAGGTGAAAGATCAATATAATTACCGCAATTGTCCATGTGATATACTGGATCAGTGAACTCCCATATATTTTTTCCAGCGGGTACTGTTTTATCGCTTTGTGGAATAATGCCTCCATAATCACCGCTTTCTACTTCAGCCTTTGTTAAGCTAACATTATTTTTTAAATCCCAATACCTTGGGCAAATATACCAATATTGTTTGGTCGGGTCAGAACCATATTTAATCGCGTGTCCATTATACGATCCTGGGTGCTCCTTATCAATGAGTTCCTTCTCTTCGTCTGTTAAAATAACTGGTTGACGACGCTTATTCCATGGGCATGTACGCGAATAAGCGCTAAATTTACCGTCTGATTCTGTCAAAAATAATGCCGGATCTTTTTTATACATTGCTGTAAAAAATGGGTTTGGATCTGCTATTTTCATGCCAGTAATATTTTTTTCCAATTTCTCGTCACCCTTTATGGTTAATTTAATAGGCTTCTTTATTTTCTTGGCTACAGTATCTGGTTTGTCTATCGATGGTTCATTGCCAGCCATTTCTTTTGAGTTTGTCCCGCCTTCTAGATTATCATCCAATTCAACATCGATGCCTTCATCCAAATCTACATCGATACCTTCATCATCCAATTCTACATCGATGCCTTGATCTAATTCTACATCTATACCTTCGTCTAACTCCACATCTATACCTTGATCTAATTCTACATCTATACCTTCGTCTACTTCTATATCGTCTAAATCATCATCATCATCGTATAAAAAGTCCAATACATTAATCGATTTATCTTTTACGACCGCCGCCTTTTCTCCGAATGCCAAGTTTTCGGCTATAATTGCGACCGGTACATTTTCAGTAAATCCTTTTTCGGATGGAGCAATAATCTCATTTATTTGTTCTACATCATCTACTTGTTTTGTTTTACATAGACCATCAATCGTAGACACATCCATATTAGATGTTTCTGGGGATTGTGTGATTCGAATCAAAGAATCAATATAAATAGGAATAACATTCATATAAAAAATATCATTGATATTCTCCATTTCAATCATAATATTTTGTTTGAATGGGTCCTGTGTAATTTTTGTTAAAAACCCTGGATTATTCTTTATTCTTAGTTTTCGGCGTTTATTCAGCGTCTGGACCATTTGTAAACTATTTAATAAATCGGCTATTTTTAATTGGGCATCACTCTCACTAAGCTGAAAATTATCCATTAATAATTTCACAATATCTTCATCTTCATTTGCGCGGTTTAATAATTCCACTATAAATGCTTCTTGGCTGTCCATTTCATTAAAATTAGAAACGCGTTTATAGCGCATTACAATGCCATTTTTTAATTCACCTACTAAAACATTAAATATGCTTGAAACACAACCGAGTAAATTATTTAAATTAATATTTTTATCAATGGAGATATATGAAAAATATTTAAGGTTTGTAATCTCGACATTTTTATCGTAAAACCCCTTAAATAGATTCATAGAATATCCACTTGTCACCAAATAATTTCGAATTACTTCAATTAATGGGTTAACCGCTTCACCTAAAATTTTTTCAATATCCGTGATTGATTTCGTTTCTTTAAATTCGGCCTTTACATAGATGTTGGCAAAATTATCAAATTCGACAATAATGGGTATTGTTTTCGTTGTAGTAGTCGATTTGTCATCGTATTCCATGTAACACGATACTCTTTTCGAAGCTCCAATTGTTTTTGCCAATTTAAAAACAACTGCTTTTGATAAGTACGGTATTTTCTTGCCATTCTTGGCACTTTTATTACAATATAGGCGGTATATTTTCTCGTGTTTTTTTGATGGGTTAAGCTTGATAAGGGGAATAGTTCGTGTGGCATGAATTAATTTGAAAATTACTTCTAACGGAACATTAAACTCGAAATCTTGCGATAATACAAATTCTACACTTTGAATGCCTTGTTCAATATATTTCAATTCACTTTTTCGAGTATCATATACTGTATGAAACATCTGAATATTTTCAACATGTTTCTTGAAATTTACACTAAGTAAATCATTGTTTTCATCCAATAATTCAAACTTTTTCTCTTGTAATTGTTTTAAATCCAGAATTTTCTTACCACCTAAAAACGGATAGTATACCTTACTTGTGATCGACTCTGATATATTTTTGGATGCCGAATATTTAAATACATCATGTGCTAAACATAAATAAATTGTGTTTTCAAATAAAAATCCATTTGACAAAAGTAGGTCTTTGTTCGTAGTCGTAATTATATTGTCGGCATTTGTTTTCAGCATTTTGTCAAACGCTATTAATTTGAATGGGTTAATAGCGAAGCTGTATATATTTTCGCCAATAATAAATCGTTGACCGAGTGAGATATTTACTAGTTGTTTTTTCTCAGTCAAGTTCAAATCTATAATATCATTGAATGAGTACATATCCTTTATGGGTAATCCGTCTACATCAATATTGTTAATGTTAGAGAGAAATTGGAATAAAATGTCTTGTGTCAATGTCATCTTTCCGTTTTGGGTAAGACTATCATATATTTGCGAATTATTGAGTGTTTGTATTTGTTTTGAAAAAAGATATATTTCATCAAATGATATAGGCGTTGAAAGTTCATTAACGAATACATCAATTATCTTTTTTTTGACGGTTTCAATAGTGTCATCTATATAAATAACTTGCTTTGTAAAATGAACATTTACCGGTTGTGTTACAATCGTGTTAAATTGCTCTTTACTAAATAATCCGTCAAAGATAGAATTTTGATTGTCTGTAACAAATAATTCATTTATATTATCCCCCTTGTCACCGAAAAATACTACCATTTTTTTAATATTATCTTGGTCCAAATATATCAATTTAGTTGAATCGGACATTTATATATAAAATCTAAATATTATTTTATATATATATATGCTTATTAATGGAATTGTAGCGATGGATAAAAATAAAGGTATTGGTATTAATAACAAACTACCATGGAGTTTACCAGCCGATTTATCACGGTTCCAGCAATTAACAACTGGGAAGCGAAATAATGCTATCATAGTCGGTAAAAATACTTGGAATAGTATAAAATTCTTAAAAGGCCGCGACCATTTAATTTTATCAACAACAATTTCAATGGAATATGTACAAGATGAACGATTAGTTAAAACATTTTCAGATATAAATATTTTACTGAACTTCATACAAGGTAGAAATTATGACCAAGTATGGGTTATTGGTGGACATCAGATATATAAAAAATTTCTAGAATTGAATTTACTGAATGAATTACATATTACATTAATTGATGAATCATTTAATTGTGATACTTTTTTTCCAACCATACCGGATACATATTTTCTTACTAAAAAACAACTATTAACTGAAAGAACGGCTACGGGAAAAGATACTATGACTGTTCTAAAACGGATAGAAAAAGGCATGCTTGTCATATACAAACATAATATATACAAGGTTGCTGGCATTCACTGTGATGTTTATCCAAAGTATTATTTTACTCTTGTAGACGATGATGGGAGAGAAATTCAAACAATAAAATCTAATTTACAGTTGAAAGTATAATTGTGTTATATTTATTTATTCGCATTCACATTATAAATCGTAATATGGGTTGTCGGTTATATCCATACCACAATAGCCTTCGGGTTCCTTTTTATAGTCCACAGGTGTATATATTTTTAATTCTACCGCATTCTCTAATAAAAACTTGAAATTATTCCAAAACTCTTCCGTATGTCCGACACTTGTAGTCATTATATGCGCAATTTCATGTACTGCTACAAACATGAGTGTATTTGAATCTATGAGGTTATCATTATCCGTTTTCTTTTTATTCAAACAAAATGCTATTTTTTCACCCTTGTTTTCACTATAAGCAGTGTATTCGCTAGTTGGTAATGTTTCCTTAATCGTTGTTGGGTTAAAATTTTTTACCAATTTTTGTACATTTTCGCGGTCTGGATATCGTTGTCCAACATTTTCAACTAAATACTCCAATTTTTCAGTCGTTCTAGCAAGAAGATTAGATGCGTTTTGAATGTTATTTCTCTCTCTAACACAGTACTTCTTACCGTCTACTGTAGAAACAATACATCTTAAATTAAATTCATCTGAGTCATAATACATTTTAAGAGCAATAAGAAATATAAATAACATAATAATAAACCCAAACATATTGATACGTATCTTCATCTATAATAAATTAATATAATATAAATTATAATAATTTATTGATTTTCATGTAACAATAGAGCACACGAATATCTAATATTTAATATTTAACAGAGTTAAGTATTTACTGACTGCCTTGTCCGAGCTCAAGAGGTGTTCTCATGGTATCGGGAGCAATAGTTGTGTTGTTCCAAGGACCAACATTCAACTGAGGATTTGCGGGCTCAGATCGAAGTTGTAAGTTGGCGTTTCTTAAGGTGTTTCCAATAGTATCAATACCCATGTGGTAACCAGCACGGAGAAGGTTTACGTTTTGTAAGTCACCAGAGCCACTGGGGTTCAATTGAGCCCATTGACTGTTGGTATCCTTAGGTAAGAGTTCAGAAGGATCAGCTACGGGGGATCTGGAGCAAGAAGGAGGAAGTCCTTGTGTGGATGTAGACATACCAGTAGCGGAGGCATAGGTCTCATTTTGACCTAAAGGTTGCGAGGGCTCAACATTTCCACCAGATTGGGGAGCATTAGATTGGTTATACATCTCTTGGGTTTTGCGAGAATTCATCGATTCTGCTCCAAGTACCTTGCTTGTGCTATACGACTTTATTAAGTAGAATAAAAATACGGCGCCGACTAAAAAGAGAATCACATGTTCTACCTTGAGCTTTTTTAAGTTCTTGATCACGTCCATTATATAAAATAAAGGATAAAATATTTTTTCATAATTAAAAACATATTTTACATTAATTCAATAGTTCTAAAGATTACTAAATTATACAAGTTCTTCTACAATTTCATTTATTTGATTTTTTATTTCGTCGGATTCACTATCGTCGCTATCGTCGCTATCGTCGCTATCGTCGCTATCATGTACTATTGACGATGTATCACTATCATCTAAATCTTCTAAATGATATGTGTTTTTTATTTTTTTTGCTTCTAAATAATGAGTGATAGCTGCCTTTTTATGTTGTTTCGCCTTATACTTTGCTATCTTATATATTTCATAATAAACTTCATTCGGTCGTTTTAGAGTGATTGTTGCTTTATTAGTAATGTTTAAATGATTCGTTATATCTTCTAAAGTCATCTCTCGACTAATTGGCAAAGTTTCTTCTAAATGTTTTACGTTTATAGGTTGTGGTATTGATTCTGGCACATTTTCAGTATACTTGTTAGTCATACTATCGAGTGTGTCTTCGTCGTGTGGGTCATCATCTTTGTTTTCATCGATCTGCGCGTCATCTAGCTCGTCATCGTCTACTAAAGCATTTATAATATTTTTGTGTAATCCTTTAATATCACTCTTATTGCTTGCTTGATTAATAGGTGTTGTTTGGATTTCCGTAACATTATCAGATTTAGTTTCAATTGTCGAAACAGTATCTACGTTTGTTAAAACCACATTTTCAGTTAAAATATTACGTTGTTCGTCTAAATGTGATTCTACTGTTAGAGCTACATTAGCTAGAGCTACACTTGCTACTTTATTTTCACTAACAGCTTCCAATGTAGGCGATTTAGCTTTATTCATATCTCTCTTAATTACACAAGAATTGAAAATTGGTTTATTGTTAAGCAATAGAAATTGTTTCCCAACAAGTTCAAGTTGGAAGTTTCTAGCAGAAAATTTAATTCCTTGAACTTCCACACATGGAATAATCGAATGGCTATCGTTTAAATCTTGAATTGGAATAATATTTTCATTTTCATCATAAACATTACAGTTATATTGAGTACTAACAGTTTTATTTTTAGGAATATTCACTCGTATTAAATGAAATTTCCCTCCCTTAAATGCCCTACATATTGGATTGAAAAAGTTTTCTATATCTTCCTTTTCCATTTCATTCTGAAACCATAATTCCCTCTTTTCAAAAATTAAATTAATAAGCTTTTCCTCTAAATGTTCGAACCATTCGATAACTTCTTCATCTTCACTTGTAAACATCAAATCTATATATGCCTTTTTGTTTGTTTCGCTTAAACCTTGCTTGGTAGAACATTTTGATGGTTGAATATACAGAGGCTCACCTTTGTATCTTATTTTAGTAAAATAAGCACCTCCTTGAACTGAGATTGGCTGCGTTATAGAAATATGTGAAAAATCAAATTCGTTATTCGTAAAGTAGATATTTTGGTCCATTATAAAAAATTATAGATAAAATATAGTGAAATAACACGCTAAATATTTTATATTTTTTTATAAGATAGATTAATGAAGGAACAATTTATAGAACAATGTTTATTAGTATTAGCAAGAGACGATGTTAAAAAAGAAGTAAAGGAATTCTTCAAACCACTAATCAGTTTAATAGTTCAAGAAATATATCCATATATCTATTTATCACTTGTATTTGTAATTATTAGTTTTTTATTGATTTTAGGCATATTTTATTTATTGTTGCGGACCAATTTAAAAAGTATGGCTCTCAAGTAATATATTATTTTCTAACCATCTAGTATAATACTAATCATGACTGGTAATATGCGTTCAGTTGTTGGTGATTCAGAAGCACCTATGATGGGTGGAAAAAAGCGCCGCTCCGTATCCTACAAAAAAGGCGGTATGGGTGGTAATATGCGTTCAGTCGTTGGTGACTCACAAGCGCCTATGATGGGTGGAAAAAAACGACGATCTGTATCCGCCAAAAAAGGTGGTATGGGTGGTAATATGCGTTCAGTTGTTGGTGATTCACAAGCACCCATGATGGGTGGAAAAAAGCATCGCTCTGTATCCTCCAAAAAATCTAAATCTAGACGTGCTCATTCGTCTCACCGAAGAACTGCCAAAAGAGGTGGTATGGGTGCTGGTTTTGGAGCGATTCTACAAGAGGCGATTGTTCCTTTTGGAATTTTTGCTTGGCAAAAGAAAAGCCAAAAACGTCGTTAAATTGTATTCATTCATCTAATAGCATCAATGCCATTGCTGAATAATTATGTAAATCTAGCAACGTATCTCTAATTCCTTCATCGTTAACTAAATTTATACCATTTTTTGTTATAGACAGAGACCGTTGTATTTTATCTTCTATGCGCATTAATACACCAATAAATCCATATTTAGCAAATGCGTCGCCATAGTCGATATTTTTTTTTGTAAATAACTCTAAACCCTCCTTTTGAATTTGTTGCATTTGTTCAACTCTATTCATCTTTATAAATAATATAGATCAGTGTATTTATATTATTTACATTATTTACACACTATAAAAGTTATAATATGAGCATATTATATATGAATTATTTCATACCATCTATTTATGCTCATATAATAAATGGTCTTCTATTATTACTAGCCACCATTATATTATACAAAAATTATTCAAAGGTTAGCATGTTAGAACCATATAAATTGATTATTTTAACATTGATTTTTTCAATTGGTATTGGCATTCATGGCTTATCGCATTTAGGCTTAGAACATAACTATAAATATAATCCCATAAAGTTAATGTATGAATAGATGAACTGATTTGTAATTTTCACACAGATAAAATATTTAATAGATAATAAGCATACAAATAAAGTATATTAATTATATATATGGGTAGTTTTATACTGAATAATTTCGCGGTTGTAGTAGGTTCTATTCTTATTATAATGTTGATATTAATCTACATGTCGTGTATAGCACAAAAACACTCTATACTTGATAGATTCGTAGATAAATTAAGTATAATCGTAGGAATATTCGTAGCAACTGGTGTTATATTAACATATAATGTATTTCATCGAAATTTAGAACAAGCATCTATAGATACAACATTTAAAATTATAGACAGAGCATGGATAAATGTTAATAAGGAATTTCACGAGTCTTATAAAAGTTGCCCGAATCTCATTCATAGTTTATTTTTTGATTGGCAAATAAAAGCATTTGTTGGTGAGAACAACTATGATAGTTTTAAAAGTGATGATGAATGGCATGCTGTAAATTATGTAAGTTGTTTAATTTTCCAAAGTGTGGAAGATATGATGACAGCAAGCAGTTTCGATGAGACTGATGCATTCGTATGGTTAGTAAATTGTGTTTCATGGTTTAGCTCACCCATATTACAGAAAATATGGATTTCTCAAAAACCGAACTATACTGAAACAGCTGTAAACCTAATTGATTTAGTAATTAGTAAAAGTATAAATCGCAAAATAAAAAATGTAGATGATCTAAAATTAGTTGTAAGTGAAATAATCGATACCGATGAATATAAGAAGATTATTTCAAAGAGAGCAGAAAGTAGAGATATATAAGCTACTACTTACATTATTATGTAATAAAAGTATCTAATAATCTAGCAAAATAGCAAGATATTTTTATGAATAAAATATTATACCTATATTTATAATATTTTATATACGTTAAATATATAATGAGTAGTTCGCCAACTGTCAATAGTTCTTCCTATTCTGATGCCGCGTCGTATGGCGTTCAAGAAGTAACTGCCAAAGGATGGCCAATGCCATCGCAAAATGGCGGCAAGAAAAAACACACTACAAATGGTATTTGTAAGTTGTGTGGAAAAAGACACCAAAAGGGTTGCTCGTGTAAAGGTCGCCGAACTAAAAAGGGCGGCTTCATGAATGAAGCTATCGTACCATTTGGATTATTTGCTTTACAGAAACGCACACAAGGCAAGCGTGGACACAAGTCGGCTAAACACGCCAAATCGTTTAGACGCTCTAGAAAGAACAGACGTTCTGTTAAGCGTTAAATTTTAAACATTATTACACTTTACACATTAAATTTTGATTAATATATATTATTATACATTCATTAATATATATTATATAGTTAATATAATGGCTACGACCAATATACAATCAAAAAAACCTCCATTCAAAAAACAAAGACCCATATTGAAGATAAATATAGACGACATTAATTCTGATGATGGTATTACTGACACAGAAAGCAATACTAGTACTCCTATAACAATTCCGGAACATTTACAAAAATTAAAATCGGATATGATTAATTATACTTACATGTCAGATGGAGATTTTGGTGACAAATTTTTAGATAAAATAAAGAAGCAATTTGTCCAAAAAAGCGATAAGGCTTTTTCATTGGGTGTAAGATTATTTTATTTTAAAAACAAAGGCGAAACTGAAAATGAAAATAAAAATGGGACATTTACCAAGGTATTCGCATATGGAAAAGATCCGCAACTAGAACCAGACAATGTACTAATAAAAATATTGTCAGAAGTTTATTATCATATAGAATTTAGCAAATTACAATCTATCTGTAACTTTCGAGTGCCTAAACTAATTGAATATGGGTTTATAGAGCATAATAACGACGAGAATATTAATATAGGTGATGAATTTATATTTTATATTAAAATGGAAGATGTAGATGCTACACCTGTAACAAAATTAAATGAATTATACGATGATACTAAGAAAGTACTCGGCAAATGTATAGATATAGAGAAAGAAGTAAATAGGATTAATGATTGTCTGCGAGAAAATAATCTTCATCATAATGATTTACATACGGATAATGTCATGGTTGATAAAAATGGAGAATTAATAATAATAGATTTTGGCGAATCGTCAAATATATTACAGAAACCATTAACAGACGATTTTTGTAACATATTTAAAAAGAAAGGTGGCCGTCGAACAATCAGAAAAATTACACGCGGTCATATGTCTAAAAAAATGCGTGGTATATCCAAAAATCGTCGTCGTCATATGTCTAAAAAAATGCGAGGTATGTCAAAAAATCGTCGTCGTATATCCAAAAAAAGAAAGATTTAAAGATATTTAGTTATATTCATACATATAATGGATCGATTTCAAGAAAACGTTAAGAAATGGGTATCATTGGATACGCAACTTAAAACATTGAATGAAAAGGTCAAGGAGATTCGCACTGAGCGAAACGAGCTCACTGATAATATATTTGAATTTGTAGAAGAAAACAATTTATCGGCTTCTACCATAAAAATTAGCGATGGTAAATTGAAATTTGCCCAAAACAGACAAACTGCGCCGATTACTTTAGGTTTTTTAGAACATTGTTTAACACAAACAATTGGAGACGAAGAGAAGGTAGATCATATTATGAGTTATATTAAAGCAAAACGGGAGGTGAAAATAATTCCAGATATTAAGCGATATTATAATAATTAATTTATGTTCGTAATATGTATATGGATTTTGAATTTGATAAAAATGATTTTGTATTTACAATGGACAAAAGTGGAGTCTTGAAAGGTGGTGGTTTTGTAATAAACTCTGATCTACTAAAAGACACGATATTTTCTAATTCTACTACTGTAAGTAGTCTGGATGGAGAGAATAGGATTCAATCTGGTGGTAGTGTTAGTGCGAGTATTTTAAATACATTTAAAGATTTAGCAGTTCCGGCTGGTCTATTTTTTACTCAGAAACAAGTTCAGAAAAACAACACAATTAAATACGATCATAAAGAAGATGCTGTTGAGGACGGACTGTATGATAAATTATTGGGTATGTTAGAACCCGAAAGAAGAATGTTACATGGAAGAAAAACAAAACGAAGGAGAGAAATTCACAATAGAAAAACTAGAAAGGAGAGAATGTAAACAATCTATAATTCAATGAAAAGTATTACACGCGATTTATATTATTAGTGTGTTTCATAATAATATAAAACTTACAATGTGGATAATGTCTATTGACGCATCACGTCTTGTCGTATCGTACCGTGTCATATCGTACCGTGTCATATCGTGTCATATCGTAGTATAGTCAATTAATAACTTTATAGTAAACTCCATACATTTTTATTGAATGGCGACACTAATATTTCCGGTATTTTTCTTCTCCAATAATCCACTCTCTTCTCTTCTTTAATATCCTTTAATGTTCTAGGATACAATGGAGATGTTTGCATCAACTCTAATTCTGTATCTGTAATCTTGGGTTTATATCCATAACAATTGGCGCCAAACTTAACATTTTCGTTAGCTATATAACCACCATTTATTCCAGCGCGACCACAGTCATTTTCATGACCTTCGACGGTTTGTAGATAATTCCATGTCTCTTTTTGGGTTGGAAACAAGGCTAATTTTTTATCCGACCATCCATAACTACACCATTCCGCACCATTATTATATGCGTTTTCTACTTCATCATATGTTGCTAAACGAGAACCATATGCTTTACATAATGCGCTTGCGTCATCATATGTATATTTATTACCCGGTACATGGAATACTTGCTTTTTTATTGTTATCTCTGGAACGGGTGCGATTTCTTGCTCGTATTCAGATTGCTCAACTTTTAAATCTAAAGACGGTGTATCCGAAAATAAGTTATTCAATTGAGCCGTCAAGTTTATATTAAAAAAATATTGAAGTCCGTTTAATAATAATATGGCAATCACGACACCACCCAATAGAACGGTTAATATATTCATTGAACCATTGCTTGTGCTACCATCGGATACTGCTTCGTCTTTTCCTAAATTAGCAAACAAAACAACAAACAAAATTACAACGATGAGCATTAGTAATATTGCTGGAACACCTAAATCAAGTCCCATATTACCATTTTTATTATTCTGTGTATTTATTCCACCACTTTCAACTACTGGAATTCCTAATATTGAATCATAAGACAAAATCATTATTATATATATTATTTATTTAATTTTTTTCTATAGAATAGACAATATCCAGAAGTATTATTTTTTCCGTCAAAACTGACTTTTGAAACATTTGTGTCATTAAATAAATACCAGTCAGTGGCATTTACGCGTATAGTTGATGTATAGTGCCCACCTCGGGTTCCACCACTATGGTTACATACACCATACAATTCATATTTATATTGGTCTTTTCCATAACCTTCTACGAAATTACTTAAATCTAAATGATCCGTTTCCAGATCAAGCGGTACTTGAATTTTTCTCCCATCTGGTGTAAATCGTTTTAAATCTATTACCAATATTTCGGGTAAACTCCAGAATACTATTTTTCTTTCCACATCCTCTTTGCTCTTTGTTTTTTCATTAAACCAACCATTTTCACCTTCTAGTTTTTCTCCTTCGCAATATTTTTCAAAGCAATTATATATATTTAAACCACCCTTTGTTTGTATAGGCAAATCAATGATAAAATATGGTTCTGGTGTAATGCTCAATATTTCTCCATTTTTTTGGATTTTTGATACATGTATTCCATAAAATATGTCTAACATTTCTGAATACTCTTTGCTATACATTGTTTTCATCATTTCATAACATTTAATTGCCATTTCATCTGTTTTATTCACAATTTTACCATTTATTACCATATCTACTTCACGACGCATACCGGTATGAAATGTGTCTAGTATAAATAATAAAAACTCTGGCAAGTCATTTTGAGCATAACCAGTAAATATTTCCTTTTTCTTATGCTTAGCTACACTTTGAACTGCCTTAATGAAACCACCTGGTGAAATTAATTGATCCTTCTGCCACATTAATTTTCTTAGATTGTCCCATTCCACCAACAATTTGGAATCCAACAAATATTCTTTGGTGTGGTATACAGATAGTTTGTCTCTATAATTGCCATTATTTTTATCAAAAAATTCATTTAATTTAGTGGTATGGCTCAAAACTTGCATACATGAATTTATAAAACACGTATTTCCTAAATTTGCTAATCCAGTCAGTCCGTTACCTTCCATATTAATTTATTATACCATCAAATGTTTAAACTACTTGAATAAATATTTAAATATATTTGTCTTATATACTTATACTGTATGGACCATGAAACAAGACTACGATTAATAGAGATGTATACTAATCTGCTTAATTATACTTATATGAATTATATTCAAACGAACAATACTATTCAACAAATTGAACATGGTATTCGTGAATTAATTAGACAAAATGGGTATGATTTGAACACGCCAAATTACACTAGCACACCATTGTGGTCAAGCAGACCAAATTTATATAATCCAGTAAGCTCTAGAATATTTGGTTCGAGTGCTGGTGGTGCTGGTTCTGGTGCTGGTGCTGGTGCTGGTGCTGGTGCTGGTGCTGGTGCTGGTGCTGGTGCTGGTTCTGGTGCTGGTTCTGGTGCTGGTTCTGGTGCTGGTGCTGGTGCTGGTGCTGGTGCTAATGTTCGTAATCGCGTAAATTCTCGCACTAATGCTACTACTAATAGAGTGAATAGACCAGCTAGAGCAAGACAAAATAGTTACAGATCTACACATGACCTATATACTCCTATATTTACAGCCATGTTTAATGTAGACAATTTAACACCAGTTGTTGTTCGTCCAACACAATCTCATATTGAAAATGCTACAGAAAGAATAGCTTTTAATGAAAATATGGTACACACATCATGTCCTATTACACAATCGCCATTTCAATCTAGTGATAGAATTATGCGAATTCGACATTGTGGTCATTGTTTTATGGAAGAAGGGTTGAATGCTTGGTTCCGCCAAAGTGTTCGCTGCCCAGTATGCCGCCACGACATCCGTACTAATTTGAATACACCAAATATAGATGCTAGTTCTAATGTCACTGCTGATGCGAATGCTAGTGCGACTACTAATGCGAGTAGAAATATAAATAACACTATTGATGTATCTAGAAACTATATTAATACAAATACAAGTACCAATACAAACACCATGAATCTACCAAATATGACCACCTCACCAAGTATTGACAATTTGTTAAGTTTATTTACAAACCAAATATCAGATACATTTCGTCAATATCTAGTGAATAGTGATGGCTCATATAATTCTCTCGATAACGGAACTATTAACGTTGAATATATCATTCACCCACCAACAAATTTATATACTACACAAGTTACAACAGCCAGACTATTCGGTGATAATACTGCGCCTATAAGAACTATTATTGGCAATAATAATAGTAATAATATGAACAATAATAACATCGATGATACCGATACGTATAGTGATAATAGCGAAACAGAACATGATACCGATCACGATAATATATAGCCAGTCCTATCTACTATTATAAAAATATTTAAAGCTACTTATATGATCTGTAATATGCCGTATATATGTTTCAAGTCAATTGTAACATTTTTAGATAATATAAAACCACTCATTTTATTTTATTCTGGTTGGACTGTTATCCATTATATATGCTCACAATTATATGTTTACTACTGTACTCCTAAAACATGGTATGGTATATTAGTATCGCCATTACTATCAATTACTCCTCAATGTAATGCGTTTAGGTGGATAATATATGAAGCTGGAAATATTCTATATGGAATGTGGATGGCCATTGCTTCTTGGACAGTAGCTAATTTATTAACCTATAAAGTATAAATAATATAGAACTCAAATCTCCAATGATGTAAAAAAATTATAATATATAGCATATATTTTCTTACTATATATTATACAATGTCAGTGAGTGATCTCACGGCGTCACATGTTATAGGTGAGGGTACATTTGGATGCGCCCATAAACCACCGATGCTGTGTCTTGATAAGCAAAGACGAAACAAAAATGACATATCTAAGTTGATGACTACTGTAAATGCGATTAAAGAACTGAGAGAATTTGCACTTATTGATGCCGCCGACAAACAAAAGCGGTTTTATTTAGGTAAACCTAAATCTTGTAAACCAGCCAGAATATTGAGCAATATACAAGCTATATCTAGATGTCCTTCTGGGAAATTTGAACCGATAAAAATAGACGACTATTCTTTGCTCGTGATGAAATATGGCGGACAAGACCTCGAGCAATTTGGAGATGAGGTTCGAACATGGAGAAAAACCAAAGAACACGTTGATGCCATTGAACTATTTTGGTTGGAAGCAATTCGCCTATTTTATGGCCTCAAAGTATTACACGACAATGATATTCTTCATCATGATATAAAACAACAAAATATCGTATATAATAAGGCGACGAACCGAGCGAATTTTATTGATTTCGGGTTTATGGAGAAGAAGTCCCGACGTATTTATGCTGCGAAATTGTCGGCGAACTGGCTAGGTAATAAACATCATTGGTCGTTTCCACTTGAAGCGGTTTGTTGGAATAAAGACGATTATATGGAGACTGCGAACAGTGGAAAGAGTGTGAGCGCATATAAAGCATTCTCTGATTCGGTTGCGAATAATTGCGAATATTTTTTTTATAGCACGCTCAATTTTAATTATAATAAATCGGAAAGAGATACTGCTGCCATGAGGATTACTAAAGGCGCTTATAAAAATATTCTTGAATTTGAACCGTCCGACGATGCTTACGTCCAATTTGTCAGTAAATCTATTGATACGGTTGATACATATGGTCTTGGAATTGCTCTTATGTTTCTTCTACATCGGTCTAAGCATTTATTAGATAATGATTTTTTTAGAAAATTGGGTGACCTTTGTATGAATATGTTACACCCAAGAATATTTCTACGTGCCACTTCGGAACAATTATTAGCAACATATGAAGATATTTTGACGAGTAGTGGGCTGCTTGAAAAACATAATAAGCATATTGAGAATCATTTAATTGCGAATAATGTTACTGACGAAATGAAGGTTGCTGAGGCTATTGCCAATAGTACTGCTAGTTTATCAATCCCCCGTATGGCTGCTGCGACGGCTGCTACAGAAATTGTTAGGGAATGTCCGGCTGGCAAAGAATTTAATCCGCTTACTAAACGATGCGTAAATCTTTGTAAGCCGGGTTATGTTAGAAACCCCAGCTTCAAATGTGTTAGCAGTAAACGACTGGCCAAGACGATTAAATCAAGTATTCAATCTATTCCCAAAAACACATCTGTCAGATCTCTCCACTCTTTATCGCTTAAAATGACAAAATCTATGTCCCCACAAAAGACAAGATCTTTATCGCTTAAAAAGACAAAATCTAGGTCACCGCAAAAGACAAAATCTAGGTCACCGCAAAAGACAAAATCTAGGTCACCGCAAAAGACAAGATCTTTACCTCCACAAAAGACAAGATCTTTATCGCTTAAAAAGACAAGATCTTTATCGCTTAAAAAGACAAGATCTATTCCCAAAAACATAAATATGGACTCCTTAGACTCTTTATCACTTAAAATGACAAGATCTATGTCCCCACAAAGAACAAGATCTTTCCCCCAACAAATGACAAGATCTTCCCCCCAACAAATGACAAGATCTATGTCGCCAGAAAGGGCAACATTTTTATCCCCACAAAGGACAATATCTATTCCAGAATACACAAATGTGGGCTCCTTAGACCAGACTTATTATCCCCGTAACTCTGTCAACATGACAACTCCTAACTAATGGTCTCCTATATGTTTGATGTTTAAATCTATAAATTGCTTTCAAACATCAAACGGTTAAATGTTTTCGTTCATTTTTCAAATATTGCTAGCATTTTATAATACTTAACAATATTGTCATTCCTGAATTATTTATTCAATCATTTTATATTTATATTCTCTCTTCCGACTACTCATTATGCTAAAATAATTATGCCACCATTGGACCTCATCCACCCACCATTACATTTGGAATGGCTATAGGTGCTGCTCCGCCTCATCCACCTCTCATTTTGTGCTTACGGGTACTGCCTTTCATATGTTTTTTATAATGAGTGCGATTATGATGGTTGTGATGATGACCATTACGATGTGTGTGATGATGACGACCAGCATGATGTGCGTGATTACAATAATGATGACCAGTGTGTCTACTGCGATGCTTTGTGCTGCTCTTGGTACTACGCTTGGATGTTGTACCAAACAGATTATTGAGAGAAAATCCAAACAATTTCATTTGAACTTATATTATACACAAACATAATATTTTTACTATTTATATTATGTTTGTGTAATTAGATCATCAAGGCATAAAATAAAAAATAACTTGATCAAAGTTAAAATTTCTAACAAGCAAATACTATAGATCTTTAGATATTCGAATATTTATGTAAAGAACGAGGTGATGCTTTTCATATTATTTTTCATGTTATCAGTTTCTCTTAAATACTTGTCGAATAGTAATGCTTTCACCTCCTTATTTCTTAAATCGTCTATTTTTGTTTCCAGCTTGTCCTTGTCATCAATCGTATTTTTGAGCGTATCTATCTGCATTTGGAAATTGCGCTTCTTTCTTTTAAACGCATCTATATCCTCCAAAACTAGCGCGAATACTTGTTGAACCGGTTTCATGATTTGATTCGTAATATAAAACGAATAATTAGGACGAATTTTATTTTTAATTATATATTCCGGATGTTCTATTTTATCCCCTTGTAAACAATTCTTATTTTTTGTTTCAATGTATACGAACGGAATTCTGTCACCACTACTCGGCTTATTACCCGGATCGCGCTTACCCATTCGATCCGCCAGAACTTTATGTGCGATTTGTTGCGGGTTCTTATAATTTGACCGCAACGATTTCGTAATAATCAACTTATCCATTGGATATTTTTCTTCTATTATATTTTGTAAACTACTTTGTAAATATTCAACCGCTTTTTGTATGTTCTTTTCTTTCATCAAAATATCAATAATACCACCGTATACATCTTTTACTATTGGCGCATTATCACGACGCTTTAAGACAATTCCCATGCTTTTTCGCTTACCCTTGTTCGGGTCAGTTTCGTATAACATCCCAACATATCGCTTCTTCGACAACAAACAGAATGGCATAAATGTCTTTTCATATTCTAGATCATGTGGCTTCTTCAAGAATTTTGTAGCCATATGACCAGCTTCTTGTGCTAATTCAATTGTAATTTCGAGTGCCTTTTGCCCACGAATGTCTTCGCCTTCGGGCGTTTTCAAATTAAATGTAAAGAATACGCTATCCGTATTGTGAACAATCATATTACCAATTCCAGCCGCAAAATGATGATTTTCGGTTGTTAAATCATACACATAATCATGATAGTCCAATTCCATCATTTTTTTAACCGCGTTTCCTACCTTTCGCTGAGAATTTTTTGTTGCGGTGATTCTATAAATATTTTGCTTGTCGCTTCGAATGTTAATTGATGTTTTATACCCAATACTATTCGCCAACCAACAAATCTGTGCTGCGCTAATTTGATTTTTTTGATCAATTCTTACATAACCGTGTTTGTCTTTATCTCCGTCAGCATCATACAACCCTTCCCAAAACGCCTCTCTAATTTCATGAGTTCCATTTAATATAAAATCCGGTATTATTTTACTATTTCCGCTATACATCTGAGCGCGATATGTTTCTATCATTCTACTTTTTTTTCCATATTCAGCACAATTAAATGTAATTTTATATACCCCAGAACTTTCTATAGTGTCATATATCTGCCAATCGAATTCCGGATAACATAATCGACACAAGTTAATATATTTATCTAATATGTATTCATTCGCATTATTTAATGCCCACGATGCCTTTTTACCACTAGGACAATCGTATATTCCACAACTTCCATCTCCACAGAAGAATCCATATATTTTTGCCATTTCAACACTAAGATATTCATTATTTGAGTTGTGTTCAAGTGTCTTATGAAGCAACTTTGTTCCAATTTCAACATTTGTTGGGGATATTTCATTTCCATCTTCTAGTATCAATGAATGGTCGTCTGTTACATCCACCATACCAGTATGCGTTAATATGCGTATCATTTTTTTATGACTGGCCAATTGATGTCGAATGATGCGATGTAATCTTGTCCAACCTTTATCTGTCCATGTTTCTACGCCATATAATTCACAAAACTCCTTCTCTTGTTTACCTTCTTCGACACATCTTGTCCATTTATTACCACCATATTTTTCGGCCAATTTCTCCATTTCAACTATTTGTAATTGTCCGTCTACTTTTATGTATACTGGTGTGTATTTTGCTACACTATCACCATACACATACTCGGCATTCGAATGAACCTTACCAAATTTTGTTTCGACAATTACATCTCCATATGTTTCTTCTATTACTCGCTTAGCATAGGTTAATAGTTTACGACCAGTTGCCGTACAAGAAGCAGCTACATCCTTCTCATAAAATGTACTTGTCTTAGCGCCACACTGACCATACAGTGAATTCGCCGTCAACTTATAACTCAACTGTCGCTTATCTAAAATATTTTTCATAAATTCATCCGTTTGTTGAGGAATCAATTTTCTGGTTGCCTTTCTAGAAGCTAATAATTCTTCTAAAATAGATGGCATAATTGCTCTTCCCTCTGGAAATTGAGCAAAACGACAAACCTTCGTTCCACTATGCGTTTTTTCGGCCTTTCCTCTCGCATTCGGTATCCACTTAAATGTATCATATTCCACATCCACATACTCGTAACCGGGCAAATTATCATACTTGAAGTTTCCATTATCATCCTTCTCACCGACTTCGTTCAACTGATTTCCATGTAAATCGTACTCTTTTGTCCACACCTTACTATCATGTGATAAATTCTCACTAATCATAGTTGACGGATACAAAGAACTATAATCTACACATGCCACTGGATTATCTAGATACAAATTACATTTCGGGTCAAGAACGATGGCACCTTCATAACCATCATCAAACAACGGTTTTTCTAATACTGGCATTAATGTCCTCTTTTCTCTACATTTTTTAGCAATATAACTTGTCAACTTAATTCCTTGACCTCTCATTACCAGATAGTTGATCGGAACACTACAGATTTTTGCCATTTCTGAATATCCAGTCATTACATCTATTTTATTCATCAAATGATGAACTAGATTACAATCCTGAATACAGTATTTCGCGATAATCGCGCGCTCATTGGGTCCTTCGTTTGTCATGCGGAAAATATCTTGAGGTGTGACGTCATCTTTTGCTAGACACCATTTTACTTGTTTTGTCATATCCGGCTTTTCTTGTCCAGTTATCTCAAATGTTCCAGTTTCCTTGTTTACATTTGACACCTTGAACTTTTGCCCATCCTTGTAATAATCGGTCGAATGACTCGTTTCCTCAAAACTAATATAACTGCCGTTTTCTAGTCCGGTCAAATTCTTGCTGAAAATCTTTGTCTTATCTATAGCATCAGTATATTCCAACTTTTTCACATCATCACCGATGAAATATCCGGATACATAGTCCAATTTATATGATGTCAAGTTGTAATCTCGGCGGAAATAATTATACATGTCCACTTGAAGACGACCATTCATCTTGATGAACTTTAAATCATGCTCGCCACTGGCAATTACAATCTTACTTTCTTCAATATTAAAACGGCCAGTGTCTTCATCCTTGGCTCCGCAAATTTCATTGTTATTTCTCGATAATTTCAAAAACTCCTCTTCGCAATTGTTTTCACGCGCACGAATATGAATAAACTGATAATCAAAACCAAATATATTATAACCAATAATAATATCCGGATCTTCTTTCAAAATCAAATTTTTCCAAGCTAGCAGAAGTTCGCGTTCCGTCTTATAGCTTTTGATTTCACTATTTTCAATTTCGTCGATATTACTGCATGTATTTAATACTACACAATTATTCAAATATGGCTTCTCCTCGCCGTATTTCAAAAACGTGGAACCAATAAATGTTACTTTGTCTCCTTCTAATTGAGGAAATCCAGCACCACGGAAGGCATCGGTTATTTTATCCACCTTTTCCTCTCGCTTAATAGACGAGTTATTTATCAAATCAATAATATTTGTATTTAAATCGATTTTAACACCGCGTCTATCATACTCCGTGTCGTCGTCATCGTCATCATCTAGATTTGCGTTCATTTTTTCAAACATTTTTTCAATCGTGTTTTCATTCGATACGACCTTACATAAATCCTTTATTTTCTCAACGTATAGACGCTCTAATAACCGATTCAACATTTGTAAATTTGGCATTGTTTTTGGGTATACCTTGTCGATATTTATTACGTCATCGTATCCAAATGCTGTTTTTACAATCTTGGTTAAATCGCCCTTAGATATGTCTCCGTCTAATCCATCGTAATATTCCATTATATTAATCGCCAATTTCTTATATGACTTGATCGGTACTGGGAAATCACCATGACTGCTACTAGCCTCAATATCAAAACTACATATTTTATAGGGTACGATGGTTTCTTTATTGTTAAGCGGAATAATGTCATTGTGTCCTATTTCAAATTCATACTTACATGATGTCTTTTTCTCCACAAGTTGGGTTGCCTTTTTCAATGGAATACAGATCCAACCAGACGGACTGATCTCTTTGATATGAAAATATCGCAACAATGGTGGGATATTTGCCTCGTATAAATATGTTTCCGTCTCTTGGAATACATATCCATTATCAGACAATCGTCTACCATTCTTTCCATTTTCGTAATATAAATTTTTTATTTTATTCAAAGCCGGTGTATTATTAAATTTCAAAAGTATAAATTTATGCTCCTTTCCTCCATCGAAACCGTAGAGCTTTTTTCTATTGATGATTTTACATTCGCAAATGGAATTTTCGTAATATTTACCCATCTTTGTTTTAAGATGATTCAAGAACTCGCTCTTCCGTTCTACATTCCAATCATCACCGACCTTTATATAGAAGAATGGTTTGTAGTCGTTTACAAATAGGCAAAATGTTTCTCCTTTTTCATTGATTCCAAACATCTGTATAACAAATCTCTTTGTGTCTTGTTTATATTTGAATTCAGTGCTTGTGTCGCTTTCACTTGATGTTTCCTTTTCACGAACTTCATCATATATATTGAAATCCAATAAGCGAAACGACTTGTCTAGAACTGGCATACTCGCCTTATCCACAACGGGCACAGATGACTTGTCTAGAACTGACATACTTGATTTATTAATACTATCATTTAATGTTTATTTCCTTTATCAATTTTTATTTATTAGTTATTTTATTTAATTTCTTATTTTACTGGCGTATGCTTATTTAATTTCAAAATATAATACAGAATGAAACCAACTATATATTTTTATATATTTTTATTGGTTATAATTTGTCTTTTAATTATATATTATTTATATACAATAATGACAAATAAACCTATATATGCTATTGCTGTATTTAATGACGGTATTAAAGGAACGGTTAAATTTAGTGAAGATTTAACTAATAATCGGGTAAAAATAGATTTAAATATTACTGGATTAATTCCTAATTCTTTGCACGGTTTTCATGTTCATGAAGCCGGTGATTTATCTGATAAATGTACTAGCATGTGCGCACATTTTAATCCGTATGGAAATACTCATGGGTGTCCCGGTATGAGTAAAAGGCATGTTGGCGATTTAGGTAATATAAAAACAAATAATAAAGGTGAAGCAAAATACACATTTTATGATAATGTTATTAAACTTAGAGGAACTAAGTGTAATATTATTGGTAGGGGGTTGATTATTCACGAAGACGAGGACGATTGCGGAAAAGGTGGAAATGCTGAAAGTTTAAAAACCGGCAACGCTGGTAAAAGAATCGCGTGCGCTGTTATTGGTTTTTCAAAAGAAAATTGTACATAGTTTATTGTGTTACCTACACACTAGCAAGATAGTAGACTTATTATAATATATAAGATACAATATTAAATGTTATCTTATGTATTATATCGTAACATGGCAGACTTATCATATGAAAATGTATTACTTGTAATTGCCAATATACTCAATTTAGTTTATAATATACCACAAATGGTGCGTACATACAAAACAAAATCGGCAAATGATTTTGATGTATGGTTTTTAAGTCTGCGTGTTTTATACAATTTTTTATGGATATTGTATGGAATAGAGGTTGATAGTGGTCTGGTGTCTCTTAATAGTATCGTAACGATTTTGGCAACATTATTTGTTAGCTATTATAAAGTTGTTGGTTACTATAAGATAAAAAATACCGTTGTTCCAGTTGAACAACATATAGATGAAGTAGATATGAATACGGAAATTTCTAAGTAAAGATGAAAATGATATAACTATATTTCTAACCAAACTATTTTATGTTTTGTATTGTAACCCGTGATTGTTTAAGTTATATGTAAGCAAGATTGCCTCCACACTACTATGTCCATATTGTGTCTGTATAAATCTAAAATTTAATATAAATATGTCATCCAACATATTAGTGTCGGTGCGTGTACAAAATCTGGTATAATCGCTGGAAGGAGTTGTTAATACGGTTTCAAGCTCATTACAATAATATAAATACTTGTAACTTTGTTCTGCTATTAATAAGACATCTTTATATTTTTCTTCCCTAAATTTTGGGTTGAATTTTTTCATATATGGTACATATCTGTTTCCAAATCCTTTACTTATTCTACAATTGGTATCTATATTTTGATTTTGATATTCTTTTGCCACACACACCTTCCACATATTATTACTAGTTGATGGTAATAAACAAGAACAGCTTCTAAATACTGCGTCTACGTTATATATGGCGAACTCGATTGCGTCTTGAAATGTGATTGGTGTTGATTTATCCTTATTATGCTCTTTTAATTTTGTTAAAAACGGTTTTAGCCATTCTTCATTTTTAACAAAACTGAACTCCTCTAGGTTTGACATATTTAATTATTCTTATATTATTATTATATTACTTATAAAATATTTCAATTTTAATTCTTATTTTAATTCTTTCTATGTTTTCTTTTTTTAGAAGATTTTTTATACTTTTTAGATGAGGTCTTGTGTTTTCTAGATGAGGTCTTATTTTTTCTAGATTTAGCACCTCCATTCATATTTACCTTAGACTTGATCAATCCATTCTCTAGCAAAAAATCTATTATTTTATTCTTCTCTTTAGGACCTTCATACTCTTTTATTTTTTTTCCATTTTTTAAAACAAGTAATGACGGTACATACGCAACATCGCTATGTGTTTTCATATTTTTTAATTCATCCATACCATCCGGATCAATTTGCGCCATAATCATATCTGTATCATATTTTTCATTAACTTCTTTACAAGTATTATCCCATACATCTTCCATAGCTACACATGCTGGGCATGTTGGACTAAAATATTTGGCAAACACGTTATGTTTCTTATTTTCCTTGTCAAACTCTCGCGCATTTTTTCCATTGACATACAAAATACGCATATATAGTATACTTTTAGAAAAAGTATATCAAAAATATATATTATACTTTTAGAAAGCCGTATATCAAAAATACAAATATACTTTTTCTAAAGTATAATATATATATGTTAAAGTTGTTATTAATCTTTATTGTTTTCATATTAGGATTATATTTTAACTCTAGATACACATCAAAAGATATTGTTGAAGGGTTTGATGTAAATAAAAATAGTTGCCCTAATATTTTGATTCAAAAAGGCAGCGAACTATATTTACATAACTCAAGAATGGCTAAAATACCTGGTGTAAACCCAATCAAGTTTAATAATTTAGAAGAATATGTAGAATTCTTAGATTGGCAACGAAGTAAAAATATTAAATGCCCTATTTTATTTTTACAACAAGCATATGATACTCAAGGTAAACCAGTTTATAAATTTAGACCTAGTCCATTGGATATTCAAGGCGGTCTTCCACCCGTATTAACATATGGCACTGATTCACACGCGATTCCTTTATCCGTTCAAGAATCCGTTCAAGAATTCAGACAAGAGGCACCAGAGACAAAATTATTAGATGCTGGTCGTGATGATGATCCATATAATTTTAATTCATACCCCGGTTATGACCCTATTAATTTACACCAAGGAGAATTTACACCTTTAGACAAAATGTTCAATCAGCAAGAAGGTAAGGGTAAATTGAGCACAAACGCCATGGATGTCAATTGGGGGGGAAAGGCATTTACAGATGGAGCGATTAATGCTGGATATTACAAGGGAGAAGAAGTGTATTTGTCGCCAGCATAGAATAAAGATCTAATTCAAATTAGATGCTTGATAAAAGGTGGCTGCTGTTTATATCGTGATTTTATGTGATTATACCTACCACGGTTATGATACGGGTAGGTAATTTCATGAGTTGTTTTAAATAATGGACGAATAACTAAACGACTATCTCGATTATACGGAGGAGAGAAAGTATATTTTCTATTATTCATTTTCACACTGATACTTTATATAATAAAAACATATTTATACTTTTTTATTATATTTTATAGTGCCATAAATTTTCCATTGGGGGTATTACTTCAATCCATCAAGATATTTCATATTTTCTTTCAATGTATCTCGGTATTTATTTAGTTCATTCAAATTTCCAACGATTTTTATTAATTTTTCATTGTCGGTATCAGTTTTGATCATTGACGCCATTGTTTCAATCGACTGTAAAGAGGCTGAATTAATTCTATCTTCCATTGCTATGATCAAGTCTTCCCAATATTTTCTAGTTTTTGTCAAATTCATCATTTCAATCGACTTGTTAGTTGCGTCTTGAATATTTTTTATGTTTTCCTCCATATTTTTAACAAGGTCAATATCAGTATCTGATGACTTTGTGCCTTTTTCACCCGTCATTTTTGTAAATAATCCCATGAATCCCTCTTTTGATACCGAACTTCTCTCATAAATAGTTTTCAAAATTAAATGTATTAAAATGGCAATCAATAAGTACCCTAAATATGTATACAATTCGTCCATCTATAATATATATTATATAACTATATATATTATGACCGTAATTAATGGAATTGAAATAGATAATATTAACTATAAAGTAAATGAAATTAAATTAGCAATTGCTAACAACGACCCAATTGAAGAAAAATTAAATGTGATAATTGTAATTTCTAATCCTTGTTTATACGCTAAGCGATATATATTACTTAAGGAATTTGTTAAAAGAATAGAAGAGGAAGAAGAACATGTAAACTTATTTATTGTTGAAATGATATATGAAAACCAAAAATTTATTGTTACTGATAAAAAAAACAAAAATCATTTACAAGTAAAAACAGATGTTCCGATCTGGCATAAAGAAAACATGATAAATTTAGCAGTTAAATATTTATTACCATCGAATTATAAAGCGTTTGCATGGGTAGATGCCGATATTGAATTTGAAAATAATTCTTGGGCAATGGACACATTGAAAATATTAAATGGTTGTAAAGATGTTGTCCAATTATTTAGTCATTGTGTAGATATGAGTAATGAAAATACAAATTTAAATATTTTTAATAGTTTTGGCTATAGTTTCAATAAGGAAAAAAAATTCACAACAAAAGGACAAGATTATTGGCATCCAGGATATGCTTGGGCAATTACAAAAAAAGCGTACGACAAAATTGGCGGTATATATGATAAAGGTATATTGGGTTCTGGAGATAGCATAATGGCCTTATCGTTTATTAATAAAGCTGAATCCATGAATAATATTAATTATAGTAATGATTACAATAATAGTATGTTAGAATATCAGTTAAAAGCAAGTAAGTTGCGTTTAGGTTATGTTCCCGGTGTTATAAGACACTATTACCATGGTTCCAAAAAGAATCGTCAGTATACCGAACGATGGAAATTGTTAATGAAACATAATTATTCTCCTATTGAACATCTAACTTATGATAAGCAAGGCATATTAATTCCAACAGAAATTTTTCCGTTTGATTTCAAAGAAGATATAATGAATTATTTCAGAGAAAGAAAGGAAGATGATTAAAAATTAATTTTTGGTTTTTTAGATTTTTCTGTCGTGTCAATCAATATTCGCGCAACTTAATCAGATTCTATCAATATAACATTATTTTCAAGTGCGCTATTACTTGGTCTAAAAATAAAATGTTTAATGTTTTCAATACATGTTTTACTTATTTTTCTAGTTTGGCCACTTTCACATGTTATTTTAAAATTGTCCAAACATTTTTCGTCCTTCTCTAATTCTGCCAATAAATTGCGTACCGTCTTGAATTCTTTCATGATTGAAATCGCACTTTTACTACTTACACCCGGAATAGTTGATAACATGATTTCTCCTATATTTTCCGATGTAATATTATTCTTTTTTTGTTTTTTCATGACTTCACAGTAATTTACCTCTTTTTCTACCTTATTTTCATCATAATAGCTGGTCTTTTTAGGTTCCTTTGCTAATTTGTCAGCAAAATTTATAATAAGTTCACATGTTTCATTAATGTTTTTTGTTCGCAATACAGAAAATCCTTTAAAATAATTCAAAGTAATTAATGCGGAATAAAGTGTTTTTTTATCCATGCGCCCCTTTGTTGGGTTATATCTCTCTAGGTCACCTTCAATAATATAAACAATATTATGATTATGAGTTGAGCATTCACTGAGCCTATATGATTGTTCGGCATATCTACCATCTTTTATACTTGCTGCCAAATCATAGAGAGATTTTCGTTCGAAAATGATTTTTTCTTTTTGATCTTCATTTAAAAGAATAATATCACCTATTGCCAAATTTTCCATCTGTATTTCATGGCTATGTTCTTTGAATAGCAAATTCATCGTAGTCAATAAATCATTTTCTCTGTAATCTATTTTGATAAACATAATTAATTATATTACATTACTTATGTTTAATTGCTTATCATATACTATTTATTTTACCTATCATTTCTTTACACTTCGCATTGACTTTTTATGTATTTTTACTGGTTTGATAATTTTATTACGCCCGCCTTTTTTAGTCTTATGAACACCCTTCTTTTTATTATGTATTTTCTTTGTTTTTGTTTTCTTCGATTTCGTTTTCTTAGATTTCGTTTTCTTCGATTTCGTTTTCTTTGTACCATAAGATTGTTTCATTTTTTTTTCACCACCTTCCATATCATCTCCTATAAACTCTTCGTCTGGTAGCCCTAGGTCTAGTGCTCCTTCTTGTTCTTCATCTTCTACTACTGCTGGTGCTACTCTTTGTGCTACTGCTGGTGCTGCTGGTGCTAGTGCTGCTGGTGCTACGGGTGCTGGTGCTGCTGCTGGTGCTAGTGCTGCTGGTGCTGGTGGTGCTTCAGTTTTTCCCCACCAACATTTTATATTTCCAAATTTATCATATGCTGTATATAATGTAATTGCTCCTATGATATAACCTAATTTTACTAGGTCAGAACGTAATTGATATACAGCAACTATATTATTAAAATTATCTACAATACCAGGAATATCCTTTACAGACGCAGTATTGACTGATAATGATGATAAGCTTCTTACACCCTCGCTTTTTAATATATTTGGTATATTTTCCATTGCCAATTTATAGGAAGCATTAAATGCTACCTCATTTATATCAGCTAAACCCTTATATCTGGGAATTCTCATCGTTGTCAAAAATGTAGACAGCTCATACATAGTAGCTACCATACCAGCATCAGTATAAGCACGCGTAAGACTTACTAAAACGTATCCAGCACCTATTTTACTACCAATTATAGTCGTAGGTATCACTATTCGTGTTGTAATTTCCTTTACGGTTGTACCTAGTGGGGTTATACTTAAAATACCTAATAAACATACACCACCTACAGCCCCAATTATTATACCATTATCTCTTAAAAATTGTACAGTAGATCGTATGAAATCCATAGGACTAAGCTGTTCAATACGACTAGCTAAATCAGCTAATATAGAAAGATTGAACCAACTATTTTCATCATGTAGTTGTCGATATAATCGTTCAAATTCAGCATTTACATCACCATCCTTGTTTTTTAAATTAAGTGTTGCTTGAACCCTAGACTTTAATACTGTTAAATCATCAACTAGTTGTGCTAAATTTATTCCAGATGATTCTTTGGTAACTTGTATTCGAGTCATAGTTGTCTGTAATGCGCTCAATGATTTTATCATGGTTGTAGTCTTATATTCTTCAAGTTCGAGTATAGTAATTTTTGTCTTAATATTTTTTACAGCTTCTTGCGCAGATTCACCCCATACTTTCTTTTTCAGAGATTTAGCCCATGATTCTGTATTACCAGCTAATTCACTAACTTTTTTCATATCAGCTATTGCTGCCTTGTAAAAATTTCCTAGAAACTCTAGTTTAGCCATATGAACACGAATATCATCCATTCTAGTAGATATTACTATTTGCCCACTCCAGTCAAATTTACCATCAATCTGTTCAGATGTTTTATATTTTGTACTTATTAGTTTAAAATCACCTTGTTTTAATGATACTGTATCAAGTTCATGTAAAAACTTAAAACGGTTAGCCAATGCGCGTTTCAACGTATCTTTATCATCCTTTGTAGCCTCTTGAATATTTTTATACAAACCTCTCATAATAGAAATAAGATAATCTGGTACTGATTTTGTTTGTAATTTATGTATATCAGACACAATATCAATTCGCCTGTTGTTGGCGTCATTTACACGCTGAGTCAACTGTTGTTTTTCAGTATTTAATTCGGACATAGTCGTAACCATTGATTTCCAATGAGCGATATCATCTGCTGATATTTTCGATTTACCAGAATCTAGATACTCTGTGATTTCGGCATCAGTTGGTGTTTTGAGAGTCCATAATTTAGAGTATTCGTTTTTAGCGTCATTATATTTCGTAATTATGTTATTATCATCTATTTTTTTAATACCATCATTAGAATCATTAATGACCTTATCAATATCACTCAATTCAGAGTTAAAATTATTCCAGTCGGCATTAAATGTATCAATATTAGCGTTATTATATTGCATAGTAATAAACAATTCATTAATTTGAGATAATTCATTTTCACTCAAACCATCTCTTTTTACAGTTACCTCGAACGGATATTTACTTGACTTTTCACTTGGTCGCTGTATGTTATCTTGGACTACCAATTCTTGTGTACTTTGTGGTTGTACATTAGTTAAATTTACAGTTATACCTAGATTATCAATAGTAGTAGCATTTACATTAGCAAATGAAGACTCCATACTCTCTATTCGTTGCATAAGAAACTGTAAACTCTTTACATCATTCACAATTTGACTACCTGGATTTGACACCGACTCTGAATATCGCACTAACATATCAATGTATATGTTAGGGTCTGTATTCTTATCTAACGAATTAAAATATCCATCAACAAATTCCATTAGATTTGTATTAAGACTTGATATAATACTATCACAATTCTTTACGACATCTTGTATTTGTTCCGTAATATTACTAATAGCATCATCGTACCTAAGCCCAACTTCATTGATTACACTATTTAAGAATTTAATATCACCGTCAATCATATTCGATTTAAAAGGAGTTGTTAATTTACTATTTACATCTGATACGGTTTCTATATCTGGATTTTGAGATAATATTTCTAGTAAAGATTCAAACATTCTTCCCGCCTTTTTTCTTATACTTATGAGTGATTCAATGTTTGCTGTAGTTGAATCTGTCGTATCAGCATCTGTTTTAGCTTTAGCATCTACTTTTGTTGGTTTGTTGTATGTATTTGTCATTTTTAAAATAGTTTGAATTGTGCTTGCCGTGCGATCATTATCCACATTATAAGTACCCACATGGGTAGATTCTTCTCTCAAAGCTTGTAAATATGACAAGTCAGATCTTTTTAATTCTAATGGTAACGTACTTCCTATCTCTGTACCAGTTGGTGTTGTAAGTAGCAATTTTTTAAACGTAGCCACAGCTTGGATATCTGTTTGAGTACTAGGTTGTTGTTCTATTCGTGGTACTAGTACCCTTATAATGGCTTCTTCTCTCGTTATACCAAGCTGGGCATAATCGTCTGATTGGCGTTCAACTAGCGCATTACTACCACTATCACCATCAGCAAGTTGTACAACTAACGCATTAACATCTGTTTTTTCGATAGCATTGATACATTCGCTTCTATCATCCGAACATGCTTTTGTATTGGTAACCATAGCATTTACGAATGTCATTAAAACACATATTAATAATAATATCTGAAATGTATTTGCTCCACCGGTTTGAACAATATTATTTGTACCTCCTTTTAACAATTCTGTTACATCTTTATACTGTTCTGAGGTGAGTTCTTCTATATTAGCTGTACCAAAAATATTTTTCATTAACATATTGAATATAAAGGTATTCACGGCGGTTTGTTTTAACTCTGTTTTTATAAGCTCTAACTTTATAGAATGTGTTTCTATTAAAGTTTGTAATATATCTATGTCAACAATAGTCATTTTATTATCTGTCGTAGGTCTGACATGTAAACACATTACAATCATAAGTTCTATTTGGGTGTCATGATATAATTTAATTAACTTGTTAACTTTATTTTTGCCATCCAGTCCCATCTCAAGAGCAAATGCTAAAGCAGAATCAGATGTTAATGTTGGTGTTTCAACTGGTGATAAAACATCTTTAATTGAAGTAGTACTATAGTCATTTGAATCTTTGCCTTCGATTGAATCTTTGCCTTCAATTGACATGAATATACATTATATTTATAATATAAATTAGTAGATATAATGTAAAATATACTATATTATTTACAATAAGGGTCCTCCAGAACCAGGGTATCCTAAGGCACTGTTCTGTCTAAAATTAAATAGGAAATTAGGTCTTAATGCGGGTGCTGCGGCATTAAATGCTTGGCTAGATGAACTAGCTACCATAAATCCAGTCGCACTAGGGGCGGCACCACCTTTCTTAGGTCCGCCAAAAAAACTAGTTCGGACTACTTGTCCGGTTGTTGTTGTTACAAATACAGCTGGCATAATTCCGTTTGTTGAACTGGCTCCACCAAATGCGACTCTTCTAGCTACTGCTGAACGCCCTCTGCTGCTTCTATATCCATTTCGTTGAGGCATAATATACTATACGATTAGATAATATATTATGATTACATATCAAAATATGATTCGATTAAATATGATTTGAGTGAATACAAATACGATTCAATTAAATACGATTTTAATGGAACATTAAAACCTTCTTTCCTACACCACCAGACTTGAGAGGGTTGACAGAAAGCAAGTTATTTTGTGCCATATAAGCTTGTTGTTGTGCGGGTGTAAGACCGTTCAACTGGGGTAATCCCTTGCTACCCTTAATTTGTATGTGTCTGTAGACAGCATAATCGTGAATACCAACACGGGGAGCAAGACCACCCATAATTCCAAAAATAGATGTCTGATTTGAGATTGAAGGTGTGTACCTCGCCTTTTTACTTCCTTGCATATATCCTACCATTTATATAATCACTAAATATTTTTTTTTTACTTTTTCATTATTAAACGAAATAACCTAAATACTAAACCAGTATACTCTTTATAGCCACAATGTCGGAATTTAAAATTTCTCATGACGACGATATAATTAAAACAGACGAGGGTCTAGTTTTTAATCCATACAATCCAAACAATGTTGAGATTACATTGAGCCAAGTTCAATCTATTCTAACTAAATATGGTGTGCCTGGAAAGGTTCATAATCTCGCCCTTTATAATCGGGCATTTGTTCATAAATCTTATACTAAGAGACCGCAACTTTACAACATTCAAGAAAAAATCACCATTACTGAACAACCAGTTGACTGTCTACCACTTCATACTAAATCGAATGAACGTTTAGAATTTTTGGGGGACGGTGTTTTAGAATGTATTACTAAATATTATTTATATCGCAGATTTCCTAAAGAGAATGAAGGTTTCATGACAGAAAAAAAAATTGCTGTTGTTAAAAATGAAGCCATTGGTAAATTAGCATTGGAAATGGGTTTACATAAATATTATATTATTTCAAAACACGCAGAGGAAAAGAAGACAAGAACGAATTTAAAGAAATTGGGTTGTTTATTTGAAGCATTTCTAGGGGCGCTTTTCTTAGATTTTAATAAGATCAATGTAAACGATGAAGAAGGGTGGTTTAAAAATGTCTTTGTAACCGGTCCTGGCTTTCAAATGGCTCAAATTTTCGTAGAAAATGTATTTGAGAAGCATATCGATTGGGTGAAATTAATTCAAGACGATGATAACTACAAAAATATTCTACAAGTCAAAATTCAAAAGAAGTTTCAAGATACGCCTCATTATATTGAAATTAATCACAATGATGAAATTGGCTACGAAATGGGCGTATATTTGTGTTTAGGACAAAAGATTCACGCGGTTAGAAAAGAAGATGCGGCTCATTTTAAGACATTCGGCTCCTTTGAAAACATTCATAAACAATTAGAACTGGATGGAAAAATCTTTGTATTTTTGGGCAGTGGAGTACATAAAATTAAACGCAAGGCAGAACAAATGGCTTGTGAAGAGACGCTTAAATTGTTGGAATAAGTTATGATAAACAAATATAAGCCTATACAATATAGACCAATAAACCAAAATATAACAATAAACCGAAATATATAAAATTATATGTATATTACTGTTTTTTTATGTCTTTATTTAATATAAGATGTCTACAAGTGTTTTAGAAAGATTAAAAGTAAAACCAGTACCAACAAAAATAGAACAAATAAAAGTTAAAATTGTAGAACCAGCTCGAGAAGAAAAGGTTGAAATTCAGACTACATTAATTGATAAAACAAAGGATAAATTAATCAATAGAGCGGATTTTCTTAAAAAACTTAATGTGGCTGTCTCTACGAAAATACCAGAAGAGGTCGTTCCAGCACCTATTTCAATGGCTCCACCAAAAAAGGTTAAAAAATTGACTAAAAAATTGAAACTTGATGTTGAAAAGGAACCCGGTGAAGCGAAAGAACCCGATGTTAGACGCACGCCCAAACCAAAGATGGATGTTATCGCAGATGATATTGATATGGAACAATTAATAGGAGATACTAAAATTATCAACCGCTTACCTCCTAAAGAAAGCAAGGTTCTCTTGAAAGCAAACGCTTATTACATGAATAATCGAGAGATTTTCATTAACTATATTAATGCTTTATTTAGACCATACAAGGAAGAAATGGATAAAATGGAGTCAACAATCAGTTGTGATCGACCAGACGACGCACAGTTCGCACTATTAACTCATCAAAAAGTCGTAAGAGATTATTTGAATATATATACCCCATATAGAGGTTTATTATTGTACCATGGTTTAGGTAGTGGTAAAACATGTAGTTCTATTGCTATCGCTGAAGGTATGAAAACGAACAAACAAGTTATAGTCATGACACCAGCATCGCTAAGAATGAACTATTTACAAGAATTGAAAAATTGCGGTGACACTATTTACAAAAAAAATCAGTATTGGGAATTTATTGAAGTTGGTAAGGTTGGCGCAACAGAAAAAGAAAACACTGACATTATAAACGCATTGTCTAAAATTTTAAATATCACAACCGATTTTATTACAAAAAATGGAGGTGCTTGGCTAGTTAATGTGAAAAAGTCGACCAATTATAATGAGTTGTCTACCGATCAAAAGAAAAGTCTCGATTTACAAATAAATGAAATGATTACTTATCGCTATAAATTTATTAACTATAATGGTTTACGAAATAGCCACTTAAAAGATTTGACGCGTGATTACTCCATCAATCCATTTGACGATAAAGTCATTATTGTCGACGAGGCGCATAATTTTGTCAGTCGTATCGTAAATAAAATGAAACGTCCCGAATCCATTTCTATGCGATTATACGAATATTTACTATCGGCACAAAATTGTAAAATCGTTCTATTGACCGGAACACCCATGATCAACTATCCCAATGAGATTGCTATTTTATTCAATATTTTACGAGGTTACATTAAAACATGGACATTCCCACTAAATATTAAGAGTTCACGTAAGGTAAACAAAGAAGAATTATTGAAAGTATTTGACCAATATAATATATTGGACTACTTGGATTATAAGCCTTCTTCCAAATTACTTACCGTCACTCGTAATCCATTTGGCTTTATTAATATCAATAAAGACGGTGCGTATAAAGGTGTTTCTACAGCGAAATCCAAGGGTGCCGGTGCCGCAGCTGGTGATATTGAAGGTGAAAACAGAGGTGAAATAAGCGATGCTGAATTTGTTAGAATGATTACTTCTATTTTAAATAGAAATGAAATTGATGTTATTTCTACTAGCATTCAAGTTGAAACATTTAAAGCGCTAGAGGATAATTTGGAACTTTTTCAAAATCGATTTATTGATCCAACTACGGGTAATATTAAAAATGACAACTTATTTAAACGACGCATTTTAGGTCTCACTTCTTACTTCCGAAGTGCGCAAGAACAACTTATGCCAGAATTCAACAAAGATACTGATTTTAAAGTTATTAAAATTCCTATGAGCGATTTTCAATTCGGTGTTTATGAACAAGCGCGAATTCAAGAAAGAAAGATTGCCAAGGCTGCCGCGAAGAAAAAACTAAAACAAGTTGCTACCGATGTGTATAAGGATACCGTATCTTCCTATCGTATTTTTTCACGAGCATTTTGTAATTTTGTTTTCCCAGAAAATCGCCGACCTATGCCAAAAGAAGGAGAGAACATTGAAACTGCTTTAAAAGGTGCGGCTGACGAAGATATTTTAGATGCCATTACCGTTAGAGATCGCCTTGACAATCCGGATGGTCTTTATGGCGCAGATGATATCGATTTATTAGAAAGCGAACTTAAAAATGAAATGGATTCAACGTATGCTGCTAGAATTCAAACCGAAATGAACTATTTAAAAGATAATGCTGCCAAATACTTGACTCCCAAAGGGTTGGAAACTTATAGCCCCAAATTTTTACATGTATTGGATAACTTGAAAGATCCAGACTTTCGCGGATTACATTTGATTTATACGCAGTTTAGAACCATAGAAGGAATTGGTGTATTGAAATTGATATTGGATGCGAACGGTTTTACTCAATTTAAAATTAAAAAGGATGAAGCTGACATTTGGCGCTTAGCTATACCCGAGGATAAACGAGGAATGCCTACTTATGCTCTGTATACTGGAACCGAGACCGATGAAGAAAAGGAAATTATAAGAAATATTTATAATGGAAATTGGTCGTCTGTACCAGATACAATTATCAGTGAAATATCGCGTATTTCAACCAATAACTTGTATGGTGAAATTATAAAGGTTCTCATGATTACTGCCTCGGGTGCTGAGGGAATTTCCCTAAAAAATACCCGATATGTTCATATTATTGAACCGTATTGGCATCCAGTTCGTATTGAGCAAGTAATCGGCAGAGCTCGAAGAATATGTAGTCATCAAGAATTACCTCCGGATTTGAGAACAGTAAATGTATTTTTGTATTTGATGACATTTACAAAAGAGCAAATGTCTGGTGATGGAGCAATTGAATTAAAATTAAACGATGTAAGTAAATTTGACGACGCCGTTCCAGTAACCAGCGATGAAACTTTGTATGAAATATCTACTATTAAAGAGAGAATCAGTAATCAGTTATTGACATCAGTAAAAGAGGCATCCATGGATTGCGCTATATATAATAGACCGGGTACAAAGGATGCGGTCAAATGCTTTTCATTTGGAAAAGCAAGTCCATCGTCGTTTTCTTATAAACCGTCTATTTCGAATGAAGAAGTGGATACTGTAACTGAGCGCAATAAAGGAAAAATTACATGGAAAGCAGATGAAATCAATATTCCAATTGATGGAATCAAAAAGAAATTTGCTAGAAATCCACAAACAAATGAGGTGTATGATTTACAAAGCTATCATGATGCGGCTGAATTTGGCGGAGAACCAGTACTAGTTGGTAAATTAGTCAAGAAGGAAGACGGCAAATTTAAATTTATAGCGGTGTAATTTTGTATTCAATAGTGTAAAATACAATACTTACTATCTAGCATAAAAAATAAATAAATTAACTTTACATTATTTATTTTTACAATCGATCGTCTATGTTGATCATTTCTTTGCTGATTTAACCCAATTATCAGGAAGCATAATCTGCGCAAAATAAGATATTTTCGGTGATGGTTCTTTCATTAGACCATCTTTATCAAAATAAACATCTCTTTTTCTTCTATTCATGTCTTTATTTACATATAGATCTGAAGTTTTATTTGTCTTTGGCCTTGTCTTATTTGTTTTAGATACTAATTCATTATATATATTATCTATTTTATCATCAATATCATCTATATTATCAATATCATCGTTTAATGTGATAGATTCTACGCTACCTATACTCATACTTCTAGAACCGATACTGTTACTTCTTCTCTTTTCTCCGCTACTTGTTCTAGTCCTATTTCTAGTTTTACTTTCCACATTGAATTCTATATTAAATTCTATATCAAATTCCATATCTATACTATTGCTTCTATTTTTTTTACTTGTCATATGAGTATGAATATATATAATTTATATATTTATATGATATTTTATTTTACACAGAAATTTCAATTTGACTTTATATTTTGTAATATATCCAATATTTGAGTACACATATCCATTAATTTATTTTGATTTTCTCTCAACGCATGTATTTCTTGTTCTATATTTAGTCCGGTAGATTGGATTGGTTGCACTTCTTGCTTCCGTTTTAGTTTATTAAATATGCTATTTTCGATCTTATTATCAACAATACTATTAACTCTATTCTCTGTCATATTACTAACTCTATTCTCTCTTATATTGTCAACTACTAGTTCTATATTTCTATCGATTGGTTTCGGTATATTAGTTACGCTTTCATTAAAAGAAACTGATTTATTTTCTATCTTTAATTTTACTTCACGATTATTATTTAACCACTGCTCGGTCTCTTTTGTAATTTGAGGTATTTCTAATTCACGTTCTCTAGTTGCCAACCGTTCTGCGATTAACCGATCCATGTCATCTCCAATTGGTTTATCCTCATTAATAGTTTCATCACTAAAACTCATTGCTTTAGGTTTTGCAGGGTTTATCATCTTATTTAAATTGTCTTGTTGTTCTTTCAATTTCACATTAAAATCTTGCTCTCTTTTATTTTGTATATCTTCCGCACGATAAACCATCTGAATTGATTTTTTAGGCTTTGATTTTTCATCATTTATTTTTTTTATTAATGTATTCATAGCTAATTTATTTTTTTCCAATAATGATAAATTCGTATTGCTTCTGTGAACATTACTAATTGTATCTTCAAATATTGTTTGAATTCTAGCAAAGTTTTCATTTTCTATTCCATCAAATACATTGCTTTCTTGTAATAACCCCCAAATTAATCCTTTATTATTATTACTTATAAACTCCATAAAGTAATAATAATACATATATTTATATTCTTATTTTGTATTGAAATATTTATTCCGTATTGAAATATTTATCTCTTAGTTCAAATACCTCTTCATCTGGAATTTCGTGTTTTAAAAAGTATTTCAATTCCTTATCTTTTAACATTTGAACTATAAAGTATAAACAGTACATACCACATTCTGAATCCGTTTTCTGATGTTCTATTTCGTTCAAATGTACTTCAAAGTCAATCCCCAATTGTTTCCCTTGTGTCTTAATCATATTTATTAATTTTGTCACTTGTTTAGGTGGAGTATCACCATTGCTATCGAAATACACTATTAATTTTTTCTTTATATTCACAAACATTGATATCCAATGCTCACCATCCTTATCATGTGGATCCGTGTTTAAAATAATACCAATCTTATTTTTATTTCGCTTAATCATATCGCTTAAATTTAAATTACATAATTCCTCCCAAACACATTCACCGTATAGTTTTTTTACATCATAGTCGATTGGCGATGGACCCAAAAACTCAAAACACTTGTAGAATTTCTCATATTGCTTCATAACTGCTTCTATATCTAAACTACTTAACCATTCGTTTGGCTTTCGCTTCCAATCTTCTGGTGATTTTGGGGCAAATGTGTAGTTTAATAGTTCCTTGTCTACCTTACCTTCCATAAATTTGCTTCTTAGCCAACACGATTCTCTATCACAACTATTTGACATTTTTTCTTTTAATTCACGCCATATTTCTTTCGGATCATTCGTAGATATCATATCGCGTTCATGTCTAGCATTCCAATATTCTTTCATCTTAAATAACGATTCGCTCGTATAACATGAGAAACTACTTTTATTGGGATTTGGACTACAATTTTCGGGTATATACGACGATTTCTCTGTATTCGAATTAGATTTTCCCTTTGTTCGCATTGTTCGCATTGTTTTTGCGATATTACTAGACCCGCCTTTGGCTAATCCGCCTTTCATTCGTTTATTATATGATTTTGTTCTAGTTTTTTTAATTTTCATTCGTCGTGTCTTCATAAATATTATCTATATTTTTCTTTTTTAATATACCTTTTGTTTTGTGTTCTTTCGTCTTTATATTGATATTTTCTCTCTTCGGTATTATTTTTTGTGGTGGATTGGTAACTGTCTTTATTACAAACGTATCTAAATTTAACTTTTTCACGTCTTCTGGTTTACTAAATAAATAGTCACAATTTTTATAGTCCACGTTTTCAATATCTATATCATCCCCACTAGCATCTATTTCGATATTTGTTTTTTCTAGATTACCGTCTACATTCATGGAGCCATACTTTTCTTGAATTATATCACTTTTATCTAAAAATTTCAAATAATTGACACACGATTTTACATAAGTATTAAAAAACCCGATTAACTGCGTATTCGGTTCTTCCTCCCTAAATAATCGCTTTGTCAAATCTAATACACGTTTTTTATAAAATTTTTTATCATTAATAAATTTTTTATCATTGTTTTCTTCCGTCTTTTTTAAAATACTCGTATATTGTGATTTATTCGCAAAATAGCTGAGTGTAATATTATCTATTTCATTCATTGAAATGTCCATTTACATATTTCAATGAATATATATTTTGTATTTTTACAAATCACCATTGCTACTCTTCAATTGATATCTCGTATGATTGTTAAATAAGCTATTGCCTAAATTATTAACATTTGGATTAAATGGCGCTAAATCTGGCTTCTCAAACAATAACGGGTGTGTTTGCGGTTGAGGTGTATAATCAACCCTTGTTTGATACAAGTCACTCGTAGAAGAAGGAACGTAAACAGACTGCTCGCATTTTTGTAAGGCAAAAAATTGATTTCTCAATTGCGATTCTACGTTTATGTTATTTGAAAATCCACTCCACGGCGCTTGTGCGTTTCCGGGATTAAATATCGCTGAAGTAGAGAACGGTGTGTAAGTTTCTAAAGGCACAGTTGCCTTCTTATATTGGTCCAATATAGGCATATAAGCATATTTGGTAGATGCCGGTCGTATACTATATTGTGGCTGTAAACCATTCGACGGAATATTTCTCTCTGATATTCTAGTATTCAATTCGTCTACTCGGCCTTGATTACATATATATAATCCATCTGTAACTCCATACATCTTGTCCATTATTATATTACTCGAATATATTATTTTTGGAAATTACCTAAAGATATTATTATAGTTTACATACAATGTGTGGAATTTTTGCTCTGTTTCATTTTTTAGACCAAGAGTTATTCTCTAGTTTATATCCGTCAATTGAGAAGCATTTTTATACTGCTCAATCACGAGGTCCAGAGTTTTCCACAATTAAAAATATCAGTGAAAATGTTTTATTTGGATTTCACAGACTAGCAATTAATGGTTTGGATGAAATTTCACACCAACCAATTTGTATCGATGGGATTTATTTAATTTGTAATGGTGAAATCTACAATTATAAAAGCATTTATAAATTATTGAATGTCACACCCAACACTAATTCTGATTGCGAAAGCATTATTCATCTATATAAACGATATGGTATTGAATATACCGTACAAAATTTAGACGGTGAATTTGCCTTTGCTCTATACGATTCAAACATAAATACTGTCTATATTGCTAGAGATCCATTTGGAATTAGACCATTATATTATGGTCAAACACGCGATAAATATGTTGTATTTTCGTCATTATTGAAACAAGTATCTGGTCTATGCGACGAATGTCACAATTTTTCCGCCGGCACTTTTCTTCGATTTACATTAAACAACGGTTCCTTCCATTTCACAAGACCACAAACCACATATAATACATTTAATTATAATCATAATGTTGTTCGTTATTCTTGGTCGGATGATTCTAAAGATATATACAAAACTATTTATAACACCCTATTAGAATCTGTAAGAAAGCGTGTTGTTACAATGGAGAGAAACATGGCTTGTTTGCTATCTGGTGGATTGGATAGTAGCTTGATCTCTGCTATGGTATCTAAATATGTACCGAAAAATAAGCTACAAACATATAGTATTGGTATGATTGGCGGTTCTGATTTAGAATATGCTAGAATGGTATCCAAACATATCCAGTCTAAGCATACCGAGATTATTTTGACCGAGCATGAATTCTTTTCAGCAATTCCCGAAGTTATTTATAATATAGAGAGCTACGATACAACAACTGTTCGTGCCAGTGTCGGTAATTATCTTGTTGCTAAATATATTTCTGAGCATAGTGACGCAAAGGTGATATTTAATGGTGATGGGTCAGATGAATTAACGGGTGGATACATGTATTTTCATAATTGCCCAAGTGATATTGAATTCGACCACGAATGTAAGCGATTGATTGATAATATTCAATATTACGATGTGTTGCGAAGTGATAGATCTATTTCTTGCAATGGATTAGAACCACGAACACCTTTTTTAGATAGGACATTCGTTCATACATATTTGTCTTTGCCTATTGCTGTGAGAAATCATACAAATAATAAACAAATTGAAAAAAATCTTCTCAGAAGTGCGATTGCTGTAATGGATCCCACTCTTTTGCCAAATGATGTATTATGGCGAACAAAAGAGGCTTTTAGTGATGGAGTTAGTTCACACACCAATTCTTGGTATGAAATTATTCAAAATAGACTAAATAATAAGTATAGTGATGAAGTCTTCGAAGAATCCCGCAAAAAATATACGAATAATCCACCAACTACGAAAGAACAATTGTATTATAGAGAATTGTTTGAGTCGTACTTTCCAAATAGAAGTGATATTATTCCCGGATTTTGGATGCCTAGATATTGTCATGCCACTGACGCTAGTGCGAGACAATTAGATATATATAAGAAAAAAATCAATTCTAAGGAGACTGCCTCTAGCAAGCTTACTATAGACACAAACGTATAAATTGTCTAGATGTATCACTAGTAATATAACTAATAATAGTAATATAATTAATAGGAGTAATAATAGTAATATAATTAATAGGAGTAATACCCAATAATAAAATAAAAATAATATATTTGTATTATTTTTATTTAACGGGTATATGTATAAGCGATGATACTTCATGAGTTCGTATTTGATTTAACACTTTACTTGTCTTATATCTTATATATATTTGCGTATTTACAAGTCGGATTTTACAATCCAAAATATTTAGATGTGGTACAAGATATTATGAGATACTATGTGACTGGTTTCTTATTAATACGATTCAATCCATTTGTTAAATCAACGTTCACTGAATTTGATAGACGAGTCGTCTTTTCTTCTGCTTTATTTTTACTTGCTACTACCGCATTTAACCAATATGCTAAAACATTCGATTTAACTGAATTAGCACGAATATTAAAGGTTGTTCGATAATATACCGACTTGTTTACATATTTGAGCGCATAGCTATTTTTATTTTTATTTTTTATGTTTTAGCGTCTTATGTATTGGTTTGCTTTTTTTCTTCTTGGCTGTTTTACTAAATTTTTCGCGGAAAAATTGCTTTAAATGCTGTAACATTCGCTTTCCTATGATTTCGTCTACTTCTTGCTCTTGTTTCGTTTTTTCATTAATCCTATAATTATATTTCTTATATTCATATTGAATTGAATTTATGAAATCTTCTTTATTCACAACCTTATTTCCCAACTTAGAATATAAGAAAGTGTTTATCATTTTTTCCATGCTTATTTGATACTTATATGGCTTGACATTTATATAATATACCTTATCATCTACCATACCAGAATGATACAAATCATCAATGAAACATACTTCTATGTTTTCCGGTAATTTAGTACATCTCACAAAATCGTCCATTGTTTTATCATGTGATGTTCTTCCGACTTCTACACGCTGCCCTCTCACTTTGAATGCCGCTATTATTTTATCGAACAATTCATATTCTACTTTATTATCAAAATACTTCTTTATATTTATCGCCCAACTTCTATCACCTTGGTTATTCGTATAAATCATTACTTTATAACACTTATCGTCCAATTTCTTTGATTTTAAGTATAGGAGCGTATTTATCATTTTTGGCCGTATAAATTCCGGATATAAATCCAATAACTCATTGAAGTGAGTGTTACTATAATCAGTGTTTTTAAAATATTTATTTAGGCATTCGCAAAATATCCCGAATTCCGTAAAATAACCCAATGTTTCATCTAAATCAAATACTACTATTTTAAATGAGTTATTATTGGACATAATACTATATACTATATACTATACGTATTTATAAAATTTCTCTCCGAATAATATAGTATAACTATTTAATGGATTTATCAATATCGGATTATAAAAAAATTGCTCAATTTTATCAGATTCCTAAACCAAATAATAAGTCATACAAAGATATTTCAGAACACATGTTAGCAAGTAAGCTGTGTAAATGTATTAAAAAGGTTCGAAATAGTCGAAAAGTAGTTGAGACGGCTGCGATTGGAATTTGTAGAGATAGTATTTTCAAAAATCGAAATATTGATTTTTATAATTTCAAGTGTAAAAAAGGATCCAAACTTCTTTCCAAGAAAGGAACGCGCAAATCTTTGAAGAAATTTAGAAAAAATATCGGCTTCAATAAAACGAGACGCAGTAAATAAAATTGAACTTTATTTTGTAATTTTTTTACATGTATTAACGGATCAAATTACTACTATCAAGATGAATATGGAACTCTGTAATAAATTATGCCAATTTATTTTGGATACTTCAACCAAATATAAAATTGATGAAACGCATAATATATCACATAGCATGAATGTTCTTCATTATGCTCATTCTATGTACGAGACTGAACTGCGTCTCAATCCAATTATAGCCGAACATGTAAATATTATTTACATTGCTGCCGTACTACATGATATGTGTGATAAAAAGTATATGAATGAAACCGATGGTGTCGCTGAAATAACCGCGTTTTTGGAAACTAACATTACGGCGGATGAGATTGCTGCCATTACGGCTATTATTAGCACCATGTCTTATTCCAAGGTAAAGACGAATGGTTTCCCAGAGTTGGGTATTTACCAACGAGCATATCACATAGTTAGAGAAGCCGACTTATTAACGGCATATGACTTTGACAGATGTGTGATATACAACATGAAGGTATACAATGGTAATTTTGGCGACTCGTTTTATCAAGCAGAAGAACTATTTCAAAAGCGCGTATTTAGACACGCCGATGATCACTTATTTACAACTGAGTATGCTATCAGACATTATCCGATTCTCCATGACCAAGCAATCGAGAGAATATTACATTGGAAAAAGATATTGCGACTTGACTAAACAATTACATAACATACATAAAAATATAATGTGTGTGTGTTAGTAAGGTAACCCAGTAGATTATGTCTAAAAATAAAAAAACAAACGATAAAAATAAGAATGATAAAAATGTAAGAGGGTTTAGTGACCTTTTTTATCATACACAATTTACCGCCACAACTGTGACAAAAATCAAGGAGGTGTATGAAGAAGTGAAAAATAAATTACCGTGTCGATCATGTAACGTAAATTGTGTTGAGACAAAAATAGAAGTACAAGATACACACCATCCAACTTTTGTAATTGCTCGTAAACATACTTGTTCATCTTGTTGGTTACAATCAGTGAAACTACAACATTATGCCACATATACAATAAATAGGCCATAAATAGGCCATAAATAGGCCATAACTATACCGTCATTACGGTTTATCTAGATAATCTAATGCCGCTAAAATCGTTTTTTCTTGATCAGTTAATTTCTGAAATATAAAACATTCATCTATTTTTATTTGAAATCTACTATTTTTAAAATTTCTACATAACAAATGTATTCCGTCTTCTTGTATTTTTATATCAATAATCACACCTCCATTTGTCAAGCATATTTTTTCTGGATTTTTTAAACTGATCCAGCGAATATATCTTCCATATTGAATATCCGTTAAATCATCCACAAATCTGTAATCTTTTAGTTTCAAATGAAATTCTTTTAATTTATCTCTCGACAATTGTAATTGTTGTAGATAGTCGTTTTTAATCGCCTTAATTTTTCTAGTAGTTAAATTTTCTATACCAGAATTATTTTCATTATTCAGCGCCTTTAATAAATACTCGTTGTTTAAATCACTCATACTAAATATACGGTTTATTTTTTATTACAGTTATAATTGTTATTATCTTAAATATGTTATGTTGATCCAAAAAAATTGAAGATATTATATAGCTTGTAAATATTACATAATTTGACTCGTTATGATAACATCAAATATGAACGAAATTGTATCGGTAAATACGAATGATTCGATTGATAGTTATGTATCGCTAATAGATCTAACTACACCGGGTACTCAATTAAGATTAATAGCCGAGATTTTTAACAATCAACCCCATGTACCTATCCCAAAACGGGAGGTTGAACGGCAGTTTGCGATTCGTCACATGTCTATAAATAATATTTACCCATTTGTGGTCAATAGTATACAAGACTTACTCGATAAACTTGGATTCGCACCGGGTGACCTACAGAGACAGTTGCGCACATTTTTCGAAAAGTTTTCTAAATATGGTTTACATAAGCAAGGTGATGGCGATGATATTGTGTATACATTTGATCCTATCTCTAAGTCGGAGTGTGAAGCCATTGTTCGCCCAGCATTGCGAAATATTTTCAAAAACAAGGTAGAACGAGACTTGTTTATTCAGTCTAAAAGTGGTAAATGTCAGCTATGTACTAGTACGGAACGTCTCGCTATTGATCATTGGCGAGCCCATTCTGTCTATAATATTGATGACCCTAAAATTGCGATTCTACTATGTGAAAAGTGTAATAACACGCATCACAATTTTGATGCTAGCCATTGTATCAAAAAAAACAAGGAGGTCCCATACTTGAGAAACTGGATTAAGATTGAAAAGGAAATAAGAGGATATGGGTTTGAACCTAACGAGGTTGATTTGAATACACAGCGCGAATCTATCGCACATGTGAATAACCATTATTGCCAAAACGGACTTCCGCTACCAGATAGCTTCTGGGAAGGGCTGTTATAAATATTGATATACACAAATACATAAACATCGCAGTTAAATAGCTTGCGTTAGCAAAAATAAAAATAATAAAGAAAAATTTTTATTATTTTTATCGTGTTATTGTTATATCTATTTTTATTATTTATTTTACATACTTGATAGCAATTCTACACAACTCTTAGCTAGAGCGTTTCCAAGATGAAACGGAATTGCGTTTCCGATTTGAACACATCTGTCACTATGCGAACCAATAAATTTGTATGTTCTAGGAAATCCAGTAATAATCGCCCCTTCTCTCACAGTAATACTTCTGTGTTCAACTGGATGAATTTGAAAACTACTATGTCCGGGTACTAATGTAGGTGCCGGTTTATCATACGAGAGTCTGTTTGAAGAACCTCTAGACGAATAACCCTCAGTCTTTTTTTCATTCGAAATTTGCTTGAATTTGTCTACGGTTGATTCACGATGATTCATCGGCACATTATCTTGATCCTTACTAGGCGAGTTTACATCCGCGTAATCCAACAAATTAAAGGCATCCTTTACTGTCAATAAATTTGGTAATGTCTCATCTTCATCGCTATGTGTAATGACTGGCCATTTCCATTCCTTAGTCACATCCTTTCTAACAGCTACGATGATCAATCTTCGCCTATTTGTATATCCGCCATAATTACTACACATTAAGATGTTACTATATACATTATATCCTAGTTCTTCGTATCTCTCGAATATATCATCCACCACACTATACATGTATTTATCCAAGTCTGCTTCCATCGTTTTTCTCTGTTCTTCCAACAACGACTTTTCTTCTTCCAATTTATGTTTCTTCTCTAACAATTCGGGGCTATCATCAACACTCATTTTCTTATTGACCGCAATAATTTGACCTCGATTATTCTTATGTTTAACTATAACACTGTCGATTTCTTCGCATAATTTTTCAATTGATTCATCAAAGTCCATGTATAGCTTCTTGCTTACTGGAGCAAAATTTTTCTTTGTTAAAATTTTCATGTTTTTCATTCCGGGAACATTCTCTATAATTGAAATGACTGGTCGAAATTGTTCTACTAATTTTAACTGAGATATGTATAAGTAATTTCTCTCATCATATGGATTTCTAACACCAGCCAGAGAAAACCCCTTACATACTACGCCACCAATCAATACAGATAAATCACCGGCCTTCATATTATATTCACTAAGCAAATCCTTTTTCGCAATAGTAGTAATATCATCACAAATTACTTGCTTGTCTTGTAGTTCCGAATTATTTAATTTCAAGGTATCGAGGCTTTCTTTCCAATTATCATTTACAAATACGACATTGAAATTATTGTTTTTAAACCCCAAATGAGAACCACCAGCGCCAACAAATGTCTCGACGATAGTAAACGAATTAGCATTATCAACCTTTAATTTTTTTCCAGCAACACTTGCCTTTGAAATTTTCTTTTTTCCAGTTACTTTAACCTCACCCGTCTGTTTAATACTGTTTTCCATTTTAACTGCGGACATTTAACTTGTTATATTATTCATACCAATTATATTTATATTCAATTTTTATTTATATTACTCCGTCGGGGAGTGCATCCTATACACATTATATATTATTCCATTATTCTATCATTCGCAAATTACACCGACTAAAAAGAAAAATGAGACAAAATCCCATTAAAAATTAAAGTGATGTAAAATCAATAGTAGGAGTTTCACCTACGATGGTCTAACTTTTTCCTCTTCCTTTTGATTATTTGAAGAGGTGAAAGACGAAATTTGAAAACACGCAGGGCGTTCTTGCCTATCAATCCAACATTTTGTTAAGTTCATTATGTTGATTGCTGAATTAGCGTCTCTTGTCTTGAATACGATTTGTTTGACTTGGGGTCTCACGCATCCAGAACATACTAAAAGACGGAACTGCTTATTTCCATTGCTATGTCTGTAATAAGATAAATCATTATTACATTCACAGCATTTTTTACTTGTATTACACTCATTGATTGTTATTGTATCATATTTCTTGTGGATTTGCTTTCTTAATCCTTTATTCAGAGTAGGCATAAAGTGTTTCATTTGAGTGCTTCTACTCCAATTCCCATAACCGATTAGGATATTGTCTCCAAAAATTTCTTTGATTTTATTAAGGAATGTATCTAACGACTTCTTACCATAACTATATTGCCTAAACTTCATTTTCCTCCAAACATCTCGTTGATAGAAATCTAAGGTTTCTTTATTCAATTTGTCCTTTTCTACTAAATACTTCTTGAACTTTTCATAATCAACCGATTTACTATTGTGAAAGGATAAATGAGTTTCTTTTTCTATGATGTTATTTCGTTTCTTTTCCACTAATAATATTCGCTGGTTTGTCTTTGCTTTGCTTTCTCGCTTCCTTTGTGGTGCTGTATATTGGAGTTTGTTTCCTTTGTCGTCCATCATATATACCAGACTACGTTTTCCAGGGTCGCAACCAACAATATTACGATGTGCTACTTCTTTGAGTTGTTCTCTGGATAAATCTTCTATGTTATGAAAATCTTGTTCTTGTAAAGTAGGAACTCTTGACCCCCATTTCTTATCTTTCAAATCTTTACGAATAAATAACAAAGAACAACTAATTCCGTCTGTTTGTATTTGGTAGTGAAATTGGTAATGTTTGCGTTTGAATGTTTTATGTTGTAAGTTCAGTAAATTATTCCATACATCGTGCTGATTTTCCTTGATTGCTTTGAATAATTCACTTTTTGTTTTTCCTTCCAACGAAAAAAGATTGACGATACATGCTGTATCTAAAATGATATGTTTAGGAATGATGTTATTGCGTAGTGGTAAAGGTTGAAATAATTTATGTTCTTCCTTTTCCAATACAGCATTCATATACAACATACCTTTCAAATAATCAAATGGATTAACTTTCACATCATAATGAACTGACTTCTTTATGTTTACATGAAGAATATTCGGTAAATGAGTGGTTTTCCAGTCATCAAACATCATATCAGTTTCCTCATTACATTCTAATAATTGTTTCTTGAACTTGAATAAAACTGCTTTATCTTCTGTTATTTTCGTGGTAGTTTTATTGATGAACCGAAGAAAATGCTGAATAAATCGTTCTTGTGTATTATTAGATAAGGAAGTATGAAGTTGTGTTGCTAAATACGGAAGCATATTGGACTTGTGTTTCAAAGATGTTTTTTCGTGATTAAGTAAAGGTTGGTATTCATTATCATAAAACTCTTGTAGAGTTTCTAACATAGATGTATCCTTTTCTGGTCTTCCAGAATTCGTTTTTTCTCCCAATACCTTGATACAATACAAAATGAACTTCTCATTTATATCAGGCAATGGTTGCTTGTTGTTATAACATTTCAATACATACAACCTGATAAACTGGTAAGAGTGTATCATCAAATCATTCATTTCAAAAACCAACTTGGTTATGACCGGTTGGACATCATTATGGTTATGTAATACAGATTTGAGTGTGGTTTTGATGGTAGTATAAGCAGATTTCTCTGTGGAACGGAACTCTTGGAAAGTATCCTTCTTTTTCCGTTTTCCCATTCTATATACTTACTAAATATTTTATTTTTAAATAATTTACGAAAGTCAATTATTTAATTATTCCTAAATATTTTGTATTTCATTGTTTTTCTTATAAGTCCATTTTCATATTTTATACAATAATCATTAATTTCTATGATATATTGTTGTTGTCGTAATATGCTCCTAACAATATTCAAATAGGGTCTTTTACATTCAAAATTTGGTTTAAATGATGATATAGTAGAACAAGCAAAATATTTTTGTATCTCTTCTTTCATTTCTATAATCTTATTTTGTTTTTCTGTATCATTATCTAAATCACATAATAAAAAGGATTTGTTATCATCTAATTCAATTATACTAATCAATCTTTTACAAATATCTTCTCTTTCAGTTTGATATTTTTCACTTAACTTTATTCTCATTATATAAAGTTAAGCAGTTTATATTTAATTCATTTTGTCTCATTTTTCTTTTTAGTCGGTGTAATCCCCATATTTTATGAAATTCGAATAACAAATATACATTTGTCGATATTGCCCGATATGTGAATCGGCCATTTTTGTGTATAAATTTATCCCCCGATTTCGATCAAAAGAGGGCTACTTTTTGGATTTCACTTTTTCGGGACATGATTTTCATGTAGGTAGGCTGCGCTTCACGATTTTCAAAAATCGCATCCACCGAGAAAATCATGTAGGTCATGTAGGGGACTACCTACATATGAAGGGAACTAGGTACTACTGAAAAAAAGGCACTGTCACTAGATACTTGTAGCAAAGTCACTTTTTACAAAATTTTCAAATTGATTTTGGATTTCTAAAAATTACACAAGGTTTTTATGTGTGTTTTTTTATTTTTTGGAAAATGAATTTGAAAAATCATGAAAAATGTGTTTTAGAGCATAATGCTCTGATTTTTATTTTTGGATGAAAATATTTGTTATGACAAAATTTTATATATTTATGTGAAATGATTTAGTAATTTTTTATATGTATCCAATATAGAGTTACAATGGATGACAAAAAGATGCCAAAAAATGCCGAAAAATTCTACTGTGAAACATGTGACTTTAAATGTAGCAAAGAAAGCAATTGGAATAAACATTTATTGACACGCAAACACAAAACGAGTTACAAAGGAGTTACAAATGATGACAAAAAAATGCCGAAAAATGCCGAAAATGCCGTGAATGCTTATCATGAATGTGCTTGCGGAAATATATACAAATTCAGACAAGGATTATGGAAACATCAGAGATCGTGTTCAATGATATCAACCGATATTGTATCAAATGATATCATATCAAACAATACTACATTAGATCTATCTAATGATTATAAAACATCTCATATTGTTCAAATCGTAGAATTACTTTTAGCTAAAAATAACGAATTCATATCTGATTTGGTAACCAATATAACCGAAAAAAACGGCAATATAATGGAGAAAATGATAGAAATCATGCCGAATATCGGTAATCAGTCACATAACACAAATAGTCATAATACGCAAAATTTCAATATTCAGATGTTTTTGAATGAACATTGTAAAAACGCGATGAATTTAACCGATTTTATCGATTCTTTACCTATTACAGCAGAAACATATGATAATACCATACAAAATGGCCTTACAAAGACATTAACAAATATGATAACCAATGGACTCAGCCAATTGGATATATTGGAACGGCCTATTCATTGTACAGATGCTAATAGAAAAACTATTTACGTAAAAGAAGCGAATATCTGGGAAAAGGATACCGAACTCTTGAAAATATTATTGGGTATAAAACAGTTAGCTAGAAAGCAAAGAACAATGATAAGTGAATGGAAGGATGTGAATGAAGGGTGGGAAAAAGACGATAATATACAAACAAAATTAACAACTTTAATATGCCATTCTATGACGGATATTGAAAATGACGAGAAGGAAACTAGCAAAATTATACGCGCTATTAGCAAAAATGTATATTTGGATAATGAAGCAAAACAATTATACATAAAATAATATGTATTACTACATACATTAAGATTATTCGTTTATTATCAGTGTAAATAATGACCAACGAAAATATACAAATACATTTTTTAAATATATATTTCGTCTTTAGGATACATGTTTTATGTAGGCATTTTGCGCTACGCATATATCAAAAATCGATGTGTTTTGATATATGTAGCAAAGTCACTTTTTATGATTTTTATTTTCTATGTTTCTTCCTATCTATTTCTTCATATAAGTCTATTTCAAAGATGCGTATAACTTTTTGTATGCTGGTATATTATCTGCCTTTATTATATCATTCAATTCCTTACATATCTTGTCTTGCTCGGCCAAATTGTATTTACCACCACATATCTTTGCCATGATATTCTTTGGATCCAATGTTTCGCATATTACATTGTTTATCATCATATTATCATGTTTTTCCATTAATACGTTATATAATGTTTCTCCGCTATATGGGATTCGTGTAACACCTTCGCACACTTCCACTAGCTCATTTGCCTTCACCATTTTTCCCTTGTAGAATACCTTGTGTTCTTTGCTTATTTGTATTGGGGCAGATGGCACATTCTTTCCGAGCGCATCCTTTTCAATAGAAATTATGTATTTATGAAGAGGTCTGGATTGTGTAATAGCAACAATCTTTTTTCCACGAATGGTATGAATGTCCGGATTCAACTTTTCAATGGCAAT